GTCAGGGCCTTAGGGCTCTGACCTGCGTGTTTGGGGTGCCCCCCTACCCTCTGGTTGATCTTCATGTTGATCACTGAAGATCACGTTTGGTGCTGTTGCATGATCGGCACAGCACCTGCAGCGCACCGTCCTCGGCTCCACCTGCTGCCACAGCGTGAACGTGATCAGCTGTCAGGTCGTGGGACTCGTGTGCTGGTCTGCGCCAACCAGGACACCACCAGCCGTGGGCGGTGACCCATGCCTCCACTGCCCTGGCCCTGCGTGCCTGCTCGGTCCACGTGTATGGACGGCGTTGGCGTTTGGCTCGCTGTGCGGTGAGCTGGTGGGTGCGGGTGTGGGTGGGGCAGCGTGGCGTGGGGGTGAGGCGGCCGCAGGTCAGGCAGGGCTTGAGGGGCATGGGCTGACCACGCCGAGGCTCACATCGTGTGACACGAAGATCATGGTCACACCGTCGGGCATTGCCTCTTCGAGCATGGCGCGGATGGGTGGGACTGCCTCGGGTCGGGCGCCCTCGGGTAGTCCCACCATGAGTATCTCGCCGGGCTTGATGTCGAGGCGCTTGATGGATTCCAGCTCGATGGTCTGGCTCACTGACTCTCCCCCTCGATTTGCAGATGCGAGTGTTTCCCCGGGGATGCGGGCAAGAATGATCAGGCGCTGGCGCCGATCACGACGATGTCGTAGACCACCGACGAACCCGCACCCGAGTTGACGATGTCGACCAGGTCACCCGTCCCCGCCGTCACCGCCACGCCGGTGGCGTCGGTGCATGCCCAGCAGAACATGCCGCCCGGCCGGACCGGGACACCGTCACCGGCGGCGAGGAACAGCGGCACACCGTTGGAGGCGGGGCGGGTGACGTTCACGTTGTTGACGTTTGTGGCCGCGGCGGTGACCAGCACCATCTTGATGCGGGCGAACGTGACCGCCGCGCCGAACGCGTCAGTGAGTGTGCCGGACAGGTCGAGGCTGTCGGTGGCGGACGCGGCGATGGTGCGCTGGTCGGAGAACACGCGGTCAGCCTGGTTGGCGCCGGTGCCGTTGGTGAGCGCCTTGGACACCACATAGTTGAGGGGGGCGGAGCGGGGCTGCAGGTCGGTGGCCCCGGTCAGCAGTGAGGACAGGGACAGCTTGAGGCGGGTGTCGAGGGCCACGACGTCTCCAGGTCAGTCAGCGGGATTGAGGGAGACGGGGCGCCAGTCGGCTACCTCGTCGTCGGTGTAGCGATGGAGCGTGGGCAGGCCATCCGGCCAGGTGATACCCACCCACACCGGGTGGGTGGTGCCGTACCTGCCGGTCACGTGGGCTCGTTGGGCGACCTGCCCGTCCGGGCCAACACGCAGTTCAGTCGTCACAGTTCGTTCACGTCCAGCACCAGCTCGTCGGTGTCGCAGTCGCAGCCGTCGGCTTCAGCGCACATCAGCTCTCCGAGTCGGCGAGGTCGGCCAGGACGTTCCCGGCGCGGGTGGACAGTGACGCCCACTTCCGGCACCAGAGGCGGAACGCCCTCCGGTCACCGCGGTCGAGGGCTTGGTCGATGGAGGCCAGCACGTCACGCATGACGATCTGCAGACCTCGGAGTTCGGCGTCGTGGTTGATGCGTACGGCCATGAGGGCTCACCTGCCCTGGACATGACGAAAGCCCAGGTCAGGCGACCTGGGCTTGGGCACAACTGTGCACGGTGGTGTCATCGTAGATCGCCGTGCGGTGTCCCGTCCACGCAGGTCGCGGACGCGGCGTGTCGGTCACCGCGTGAAAGATCTTGCGCGCGGGGTGTCACGTTCATGGTGGGTGTGGCGACTCGACAGGTGTGAGCATGACATCACCCGCCGACGCGCCCTCCGAAGACAAGCCGTCGACTCTCCGGCAGTGGACTGTGCCGATCGTTGTGGTGGCCCTGATCGCGGTCGCCGTGGTGATTGGGCTGGTCGTGTCCGGCGGCGACGACACGTCCGGCAGCGCCGACCCCGGCGGGCAGCCGGTCGCCGACACCACAGTCACGGTGCTGTATGAGGTGGAGGGCAGCACCGACTACGCCGACGTGACGATGGAAACCCCGACCGGGACGTCGCAGATCTCCCCTGACGTGCCGATGGTGCGGGAGTCGGATGGGCGGCGCGGGCTGGAGATGGAGTTCACGTCGGGTGCCTACGTGTACCTGTCGGCGCAGAACAACCGGGGTCACGGGACGGTGACGTGCCGGATCACCGTGGATGGTGCGGTGGTGTCGGAGAACTCGGCGACCGGCGGATACGCGATCGCTACCTGCAAGGGCTCCGCCTAGCTGGCCTGCGACGCCCGCCGTCGGGCCAGATGGCGTTGGGCGGCCATCTTGAACGACCGGCTACCGGACAGGTCCGCCGCTGTCGAGACGATCGCCGCGAGCTTGTCCACCGACTCAATGCGGGAGTTGACCGCGATCTGCGTGAGCGGCCGCAGGTGCTTCCACGCCATGCCCTCGAAGAACAGGGCGAACGCGTCCGCCCGCAGTTCGGGGACGTCCGGGAAGGTTGCCCTGATCCAGGTGGTGATCTCGGGGTACTTCGGTTTCCGGTCCAGGTTCGTCACGCTGTGGTCCTCTCCGTTCCGATCGGCGGGTACTGGTAGCGATCCAGCCTGTCGTACTCGCGGGCGACCGCACGCGCCAAGACAGGGTCCGTGGTGGTGAACTCGGACTCTGTCACTCGGTACAGGCCGGGCGCGTCCTCCACCACCTCGCGGGACGCCTGGACTCCGAAGGCATCCGCCAGGGCGCGGGATGCGTCCGCAGCCGACACACCGGCCCCGACGAGTGACGCCGCCGCCCTGCCGCGTTGCGCCTCGTAGTTGGAGAAGGTCATGCGCTCACCCGACAACGGGACATGGCGGGCGACGTCACTCGCGACGCGTTCGGCGCGGCGCCGAAGTTCGCGCTGCAAGTCCGCCCTCATGCCGCTGTCTCCTCCAAGCCGGGGATAGCCAACCCCATCGCCTCAGCCAACTCCAACAGGCGGTCGCGGGGCCACACCTCGCCGCATGCCAGACAGCGGCACTCACGTGCCTCCAGCGTGCCGGACCTGCCCTCGGCCATGCCGATCTCCAACGCGGCTGTGCGTTTCACTTCGCCGTCGGACTCGTCACGGCGCCACACCGTCACCTCACCGCAGCCCTCGACTGGGCAGGCTTTGCCCCAGATCGGGACCTTGCGGGGCGGGTCCAACAACAGCCGGATCGCCTTCGTCCACCCCTCCAACGTGTTGCGGACACCCCACACGGCAGGCAGGTCGGTTGACACGGCTACAGCGGCGACCGACTCCCGGATCGCTTGCTCCGGGTCGCCTGGGGCGACATCAGCGCCGGTTTCGCGGGCGAGGAGGAGAGCACCGGCCTGGATCGCGGTCCACAGGTCCAGTGCGTCCACGCCGAGGGGGCTGGAGTTGGAGGTGCGGCGGCGGCCGCCGCGGCTGGACGAGTTCGCCACCTCCTCCCGCAACTGCTTCAGCAGGGACACGTTGTGGTGTCGGGTGAGGGTGCCGTCCTCCCGCCACACCGCCCGCTTCAACGGGTCGCACAAGTCAGCCAACGCGTGGCGGGTGTCGTCTATGGCCTGACGCAACAAACGGGCGTCCGCGGTCATCGTGCCCTCCACTCCTGACCCGCAGGTGGATGCTCAACCCAAGAATCCCCCGCAACCCACCGGTTCGTTGACGACTCGACCGCGACACGCCACATGTAGACGTAAGGGCGCTCCGTCCACGGGGCGAGCGCGAAGCACCTCTGAACGTCCAGCACGATCGGGTCCGGCGGCATCTCCGGCACAGGCTGCTCAGGCTCGCTGATCCGCCGCCACATGGCCTTCATCGGGGCAGACAACAGCACCTGGTACTCGTCCCGCGCGATCAGGTCCCGCACGAACCGTGCCTGCCGCTCGAACGACGGGTGGGCGGTGTTCGGGGCAGGCGGCCACGAGTGGTCCTGGGACGCGTCGAACAGCTGCTCCAGGTGCACGTGGTGCTCCGCGTCCGCGACCGCCTTCAGCCGCGCGAGCGCCTCTTCCAGCCGCCGTTCGATGTCGTCCGGGTCGGTCATGAGCCCTCCTCGTGCTGCCGGTCACCGAACCGCTTCTCAAACCACGGCAGGTCCGCACGCGACACGTAGATCCGGACCGTGTCGCCCGGCTGCCGGTAGTCAGGGTCGGTGTCGTCCACCCGGTAGATGTGGCCCTCGGCGCGGTTGCAATCCGAGTAGCTGGACACCGCGTCGCTGAGCCCGAAGCCCCACCCCGAGCACTTCACGCCCTCGTCGGTGCCTTCCAGGTGGTCGTGGCAGGCGCAGGTGGCGCCGAACACCTCAACCGGGACCAGGGCGACCGGCACAAGGTCGTCGGGCATCGGGGTGGCGGCGAGCTTCGCCCGTCGGGCTTCGGTCTGCCGTTGCTTCCACTCCGGGTAGTCCGGGGACCACGTGTACGGCATCGGGTCGGTCATGTGTCCTCCATGCGGAACACGTCGCCATCACGGCGGTAAGTCACATTCCGGTAGGACGCCACCGGGATCTTCACCAGGGGCGGGTCCAATTCGTCGCCGACCCACACGAAGCCGCCGACCTCCCAACTCCACTCCCAGCCCGGCTCTACGACTGCCTCCGGGACGAGGCAGGTCTGAACGTGGTCCGCGACGTCGCGGCGCTGGCCATCGAGCGGGCCGCCTTCGAACAGTGCGATGGTCATGTTGTGTCCTCCATGCGGATAGTGCCCCGACGAGACGGCTTCTTCTCCCACACCAGATGGAACGGGCCACGCACCCCGATGTTGTGCCGCTCCGCAGCCTCCAACGCCGACAGCACCCGCTTCTCCGGGTCCAACCCGAGATGCTCCGTCGCCGACAACGCGCCCAACGCGAGCTGCTCACCCGACCCCGCGGCGGCGTAGCCGTCCACATGCTCGCCGACCTGGAAGTCTTCCGCGACGACGAACAGTCGCCCGCGGACCCCTACCAGGAACTCGCCGCCCTTCTCCTGCTCGGCGTCCTTCTTCGCCCACCCGCCGTCACGCAGCGCGGCACGGACAGCATCCACCCACGTGGTGCACATGAACCGCTCCAGCGAACCCTTGCCGGGGGCGGGCGGCTTGAACGACCACCGCAGGAGTTGACCCATCCGGAACGAGGTCGTGAACCCCATGACGTAGGCGCCGTTCGTGAACACCTTCGAGTCCTTGCGGACGTTCACTATCCACCCGCCCACGCCGCCGGAGTCGGCTCCGATCAGCACCCGGCCGTCGTGCACGAGCCCTGCGATCGCGGTCACCGCGAGTACCCCTTACGGAACGCCAGGTACACCGCGAGACGCAGCCGGTCACGCCACCGCAGGGTCGGGCCGTACACCCGCGCCACGCACCAGACGAACCGGTCACCCGAACTGCCGGTCTGAGCCAGCACCCTCGCGTAGTCGAACAGCGGTCGGCAGCCCTCGGTGACGCCCTCGTACATCAGGTCGTGTTCGGCGGTCGCCCCCGCTCTCCACACGATCTGCAGCAGGTGCTCTACCTGGATCTTGCTGAGCGGTCGGCCCAACTGGACCTGCGACCACATCGCGTTGAGGACGTCCCGGTCGTGGCCGGGACGCGAGAACCGCTCCGGGCACACGGTCACCAGCGGGTGACCTTGATCCGCTCGTGGACGGTCGTGAGGGCCTCGCCCCCCTTCGATCGGCGGCGGCTGCGTCCCGGCTCGCGCCATCGCTGCGCGGAGCGACTGCCCCAACCGGGCGAGGTCCGGCAGGACGTGTACCGAGACGTAGTCATCGGGATGCGCTAGTCCCATGCGACGCGCGGTCCCGCGCTTGATCGGCGTGTCCGTCATGCCACCTTCTCCGTTCCGTCCCGACCCTCAACCGCCGACAGCCCGAGCTGATCGAGCAGGCGTCGCGCGTCGTCCGCATCCACCGCAGCCGAAGCCACAGCCCTCACCGCCGCCGCACGCACCGCCGACGTGTTCCCGGCTGCTGCTCCCACTGTCCGTCCGCAGTCCGTGACCTGACCAGCACCCCAAGCAGTAGGCACGTCAGCCCTCCCGGACTTCGACCGCCAGCGGCCCAAGCTCGACCGGCTCCCCGTCACCCAAGGCCCGCCAGCTGACCTCCTGGTCCAGTCGCTCGACGGTCATGGCGACGACCTCAGCGGCGATCGCGCGCGCCGACGGGTCACCGCGGTGCATCATCCGCGCAACCTCCCGCGCGGCGGCGTCCACCATCGACTCCGCAAGATCACTCATCGCTCACTCGCCTTCCGGTCCGTCTTCTCGGACACCAAGAGCAGCAGCGACGGCAACGACAGTGGGGCACGGCCAGACCACGAGGTCACTGTCGTCCTCTGTGCGCTTCGGCGTGCAGGACACGCAGCAGTCCGCCACCTTCGTCTCGTCGCACGCCACCATGTCCGCCTCGGGGCCGACGTACCGGTGGGTGTCCCAGTACTCGTCGTGGCCGGGGTCGTCGTCCATCGGCATCTGGTGCAGCGTGCACTCCTCGAACCACTCCACCGGCTTGTGGATGTCGAGCACGTCGGTGAGTGCCGCTTGGAGGCGAAGCACGTCGTAGTGGTAGTCGGCGGGAAGAGCGCGCGGTTGCAGCAGCGCGCTGTTCCGGATCTTGGCCGCCAGGTCAGTCATTTCGGTGTCCTTCCCCACGCAACACAGAAGCCCGCACCCGAAGTTCATGCGCGGCCCGCTCCATGCCTTGCGCCTCCGCGAACAGGTCCGCCGACGACACGGTCACGCCGTCCTTGCCCGCCTTCAACCGGCGCGCAACGACTAGCGTCTCCTCCACCTGCGCAGCGAGGTCGTCCGCCAGCCGGTCCAGTTCGGCGGCCAGGATCAGCGGAGCCGCAGCCTCCAACGCCACCTCCGCCGCGTCCGTGTAGCCACGCCACTGGCCTTCGTCGCCCCGGAACCGGCCCGCTAGCCGGTACGACGCCCGCTCGATCGCTTCTTCGGGTACCAGGTCGCTCATTCCTGTTCGCCTCCGTTCAGATCGGGCCGTTCAGATCGGCCCCGCATGGCACCAGCCAGTAGGCACCCACTCACAACGACACCGTTCGAGTCAGCTCCTCGCGGCGCCGACGTTGAGCGCGTGGCTCTTCCCGCAGCGGTCTGACTGCCGGCCGCGGCGAGCCGCGCCGGTCTGACATCAGTTCTGTCGGGCTGCTCCCGGCGCAACTCGCCGGCGCTGGCCAGAGCGGCCAGGTTCCTCGCCGCGTTCTCGTCCCGGTCCAGAACGAGTCCGCAGGCGGTACACACGTAGGTCCGCTCGGACAGGGCCAGCTTGGCTTTCGCTGTCCCGCACCCCGAGCACGTCTTGCTACTGGCGAACCAGCGATCCGCCACGATCAACCGGACGCCCGCACGTTCGGCCTTGTAGGCGAGCTGTCGGCGGATCTCCGCCCACGCTGCCCCGGTGATGTGCCGGGCCAGGCGACGGTTGCGGAGCATCCCCGCGACGTGCAGGTCCTCGATCACGACCGTGTCGAAGTCCCGCACGAGCCGGGATGTCAGTTGGTGGGTGTCGTTCCGGCGCAGGTTCGCCACCCGGGTGTAGATCCGGTCAGCTCGCGCTCTGGCCTTGCGCCACCGGTTGGACGGCCCCACGCCTTTCCTGCGGTCCGGTCCTCGACGTCGCGCAGCGACCCGCTGAGCGCGGCGGAGTCTCTGGAGAACGGCATCCAGACGGCGCGGGTTCGGCACCTGCTCGCCAGTCGAGAGTGTCGCCAGCGACTTGATGCCGAGGTCCACCCCCACCGCCACGCCACCGAGGCGTTGCACTGGGTCGAGGCTGTCGACCTCGACCGAGAACGAGACGTGCCACCGGCCGCGCTGGAACGACAGCGTCGCCGACCGGATCCGCGCATGACCCGTCTCAACCTTCCGGGCCAGCTTCCGGGCGGACTCGGCGGTCCTCACGGCGCCGATGACCGGCAGTCGGATGTGACGCCGATCCGCGCCGAGCCCAAACCCGCCGGTGGTGAAGCGGCACGACTGCCGCCCGCGGTGCTTGGCCTTGAACCGCGGCATACGCGCACGCCCTGCCTTGCAGTTGCGGAGCGCGGTCGCCAGGTTGGCGCACCCGGAAGCGTAGGCCTCCTTCGAGTTCTCCGACCACCATGGAGCGACGCGCTGCTTGGCCGCGTTCCAGGCCTTGCGAAGGCTGTAGGCAGAGGTATCGATCCACGGCGTCAACTGGTCGCCGGTCAGGCCGTAGGTCTGCTCCGCAGCTCGCTGCGCCCAGTTGGCCTTCACCTGGGCGAGGCACCAGTTGTAGGCGTACCTCTGCGCACCGCAGTGCGAGCGCATGACCTCGACCTGATGATCGGTCGGGTCAAGCGCGAAGAGGTACGCCTGGATCGCCATGTCTCTGTTCTCCTTGCTCAGCGGCCGGGGCAGTGGAACCAGAACTTGGTGAACCACCGGTACATCGGGTAGGTGTGGGGCTGGTGGGGTTTGCGGTTGGTGCACATGCCGTCCTCCTCGGCGTGCTGGATCAGTCCTCGTCGGTGTAGCCGTCCGGGTCGTCGCCGAACAGCTCCTCGGCCATCTCGTCGGCGAACTCGCGGACCAGGCCATCCATGTAGCGGCGGATGCCCTCCGCCGCGTCGGCGCGCGTGCCCGCGACAAACGCCGTGCCGCCGCCCTGGTTGTCGGCGACCTGGATCGTGTCGCCCTCACGCGTCGCCGTGAACCCGTAGGTGTCGGTCTCTGCCATGTCTCACTCCTCGTAGATCAGGGGGGTTGGGGCCCGCCCCGACACGGGCCCCGGTCGGTCAGCAGGCCGGGCAGTTGACCGCGTCCGCACCGTCGCAGTTGTCGCCACCCGTCATGGGGCAGGTGCGGGCGACCGCGCAGGACTGGCCGGTGATCCGGTCGAACAGGACCGTGGCGCCGGTCGAGCTGCGGAAGGTGAAGACGCGGTCGTCGGTCTCGGCCTGGTTCAGCTGGTCGATCATGGTCACTGCGACTCCCTGGTTTTGATCCCGTGTTGCCTGCTCATGCTATCTCAGGTGGTACCACCTACGCCACCCTGCGCGGCGAGTTTCTAGGCGGGAGGTGGTACCACCAGGTAAGGTGGGGTGCGTGCCGAACCAGGGTCACGACAAGCGCACCTTCCGCATGGCCGATGAGCCGTGGAAGCGGTTCGCCGCTGCCTGCGAGACGGCCGACGTCGACCCGCACGTCATGCTCCGAACCCTCGTGCTCTGGTACTCCCGCACACCCGGCGTCACTGTTCGTCGGCCGCCTGAGCGTTCGTCCTCTGACTGACACCAAGATCACGACCCGGCTTCTGGCTGGTCTCCTCGGAGAGCCGCCGCGACAGCGTCCTCGGCTGTCTCGCCGTGACGGACCCACAGGCCCGTGTCAGGGTCATGCCAGCCGCCGGTACGCGTGCACTCGCCGCGCGCGTTGAGCGTGGCAAAGCACACGTCGGCATGGTCGGATCCGGGCGGCCGGTAGTCGCCCTCGCAGTAGCTGCGCGGCCGGGCAGGGCGTCCGAGGTCGAACACGGCGCACGGGCAGACTTCGCCGTCTCCGGACCAGTTCGGGCACGACTCCATCTCGCATGTGCTCGTCATGGCGTGTCCTCTCGGAGAGCCCGAACAGCAGCCCGCATGTCCGGAGGCGCGTAGTTGGGTCCCTTCAAGACCTTCCCGTCCGGCCGCATGACCGGCCTGCCGTCGACCAGCTTCGACATGTTCGAGGCGTGAACGGCCGCGATCGCGACGTCCAGGTCGATGCCTAGGGTCAGCGCCGCGCCGTAGACCACGTACGCGAGGTCGGCAAGCTCCTTGGCCATGTGCTCCAGGTCGCCGGACTCCACCGCCTCAGCGGTCTCCTCGGCTTCCTCGCGGATCAGGTCGGCGCGGAGCTTGTTCAGGGTGCGGGTGGCGTCGTTGATCGGCAGGTCGAACGCGACGTGGAACTCGCGCACCATCGCTGCCGCTGTGGTGTCGTCCTCCACCACCCGCCGATACCCGGCCGTGACCGCGCGCGCCGCGTAGCCGACCGCGCTGTTCTGCGCCGACTCCCGCCACTCCTCGGCCGCCGGCACGTCCGGGTCGAACGCCTCCGGCTCCAGCAGCGCCGCCAGCCGCTCGATCTGCTCCAGCGGAGACAAGCCTCTGAGATCGCCTGTGGCGGCCTGAACCGTCTCGGCGGCATCCGCACCCGGATCCGGCGGGTTCGTCGCTCCTGCGGCACCCTCTCTAGGCGGGAATGGGCTCATCTGCTTCACCGCCCCACACCTTCGCCAGCGTCGCCCGCTGCTCCTCGGTCAGCTCGGGCCCGCGCCACATGCCCGCCCGGAAGAACAGCCGCCGCTCACCGTGCCGCCCGACCACGGTGGCCGGGTCAAGGCAGGTGCCGTGATCGCCGTCCGCTGACCGGTGGGCGTCGAACAGCGACACCGACGCGAAGGTCCTGCAGCAGCCGCCGCAGTGAGCCACCCTGCTGTCTCGCCACTGCGCCGTGCAGCGCCCGCAGGTCGCGGTCTTCGTCCGCCCCGTCCCGGTTCGGGGACCGTCACCCACACTCACGACGCGCCCGCCGACAGCCGCAGTTCAATCGGCTGGCTTCGATGCGAGAACTCGAACCGGCCCGACTCGAACTCCGCCAAGGCGCGCTCGCAGTCCTCGCGAGTCTCGTATCCGAGGCTGCCGATGGCGTCGTCCACGCCGCGCATCCCCTGCTGGGTGTCGACGACGGTGTAGACGCAGTCCCCGATCTTCGGCCACCCACCGAGCAAGTCCTCATCGAACAGTTCCGCCAGGCCCTCCTCGTGTGCCCGGTCGATGTCCCACTGGCACCACTCACGCGTCGCAGCGACCCAGCGTCCACTAGCGCTTACCGCCTGCACAGTGAACGGGTTCGGGTCCTCGGCGAACGTGACCCGCTCTCCGACTTCGAACCTCATCTCGTCTCCTTCGGTCGTTCCGGTCTCTGCCCTTTCTGGGCTTCTGTCCTGGTATCCGCGATCTGGGCGGCCTGGTTCGGGGTGCGGCCGCGGGCGAGCGCCTTGCGCCGGTTGTCCTGCCACACCTCGTCCCATGCCGACTGATCCGCTGTGGGCGGTTGCCGGGCGGCCTCGAGGTCGCCGCCTTCGAAGTCGGCCTCGGTGATCACGCTGGCCGCCCGAACTTCGCCCGCAACGCCTCGATCTGCTCGAGCGGCACGTGCTTCAGCAGCAGCGTCTGGTGCCGGTGCGGCTGGTTCCGCTCCCGCCAGTCGGCGTGCCGGACGTGGAAGAACTTCTCCAGCGACACCGGTCGGCGCGGGCAGTGCGGGCACCGATAGGCCTCGAGCCGACCGCAGCCGGTGTCCGCCATCACCCTCGCCGCGAACGTCTCCGCCTCGTCCCGGGTGCGCAGCCGCACCTTCCGGCACCGTTCGACCTCGCCCGGCTCGAGCAGCGTGCGGACGACCCGCCGCGCGCCTTCCGCCTGCAGGTGCGCCACCTCGGCGGCCTGCCACGCCAGCCGCGCCAACTCCACCGCCGCGACCGCCCGCGCCATCGCCTCGTCTCGCTCCCGCCGCGCCTGCTGGGCCGCCTCGAGGTAGCGCGTGATGCCGATGTAGTTCCCGGTGACCCGGGACAACCAGCGCCTCATGAGTCCACCTCCTGCCCGTGTTCGACTGCGAACAGCCGCTGCCAATGCGCCGGCACCCGCTCCATCGGCTCCCCGGTGAGCGAGTTGAGGCACGTCTGTCCACGCGGCTGGTGGCACCACGGGCATGCGACGGTCTCCGCGGTGAGTCGCTCGTTCCGCCAGTTGGCGTCTGCGTCTCGTTGCCGCTCAGCCCACGACGTCATGCCACATATCCCGGCGGCTTGAACCGGTCCGCGAACCGCCGGATCTCCTCCATCGCCTTGGCGCGCGTCTCCTCCGACGCAGGCCGCGCGCCCTCGAGGTGAGCCACTGCCTCCGACACCGGACCCGGCTGCCGCATCGCCGACCGCACCAACTTCGTCACATGCGCTGGCATGAGGAACTCGGTCGACGTGGCGTAGTGCTGGTGCACCGCCTCCACCGCCGCCTCGAAAGACCACCGACCCCGGTCAGCCGCCTCCATCCACGCCGCGATGTTCGCCTCACCCGGCCGCCGGTTGTCGTAGGCCATGGCGGTCGCGAGCACCGCCCGGACTTGCTGCTCGTTCACGAAGCACCTCCGGGAAGCGCCAGCAGATTGGGTTGGCCGTTGCGGCCCATGAGGGCAGCGATGTTGGCGTCGGTCTGTGAGGCATAGCCGTTCACTGTCGATGGGCGCCGCCGCTGGATCTTCTGCTGCTCGGTGCGCATCCAGTTCCGCCACGTCGCAGTCCAGTCCAACTTCACGCCCTTCTGCCCCGGCGCGGACCGGAAGTGATCCTTGAACGCCTCCGTGGCTGTCCGTCCGTCGACATCGGGTGCGTTCTCCCGCGCCCACGACACCATCTCCGCCGAGACCGTGAAATCGCCCGGCAGTCGGTGCCCGCGCTTGCGCGGGGAAGACGAACGAAGTGAGTCTTCTTTAGAGGGAGTGGAGGGGAGGGGAGTGGTAGAGCCGACTCCCTCGGGGACTCCCGAGGGGAGTCCCTCGGGGTGTCCCTCTCCTGTCCCCTGGGGACTGTCGTCCTCGACCTGCGGCGTTCGGGGATTCGCTGTCTTCTCTCTCGCTTTCCGCCGGGCGTCTTCCTTCTTCTCGCGGTCCTTGCGGCGGCGCTCCAAAACTTGCTCGCGCGTCGGGTTCCGGCCGTCCGCCGTCCACTCGTGGAACAGGTAGCCGCCCTCAACCTCCAGCCACAGGCCGACCGCGACGAGCCGTTGCGCCTGGGTCGTGGTGCCGAGAGAGGACACGATCGCGGCTGGCACGAACCCCTCGGTGAGCTGATGCGCGGACCACGACCCGGCGCGGGTCCACAACCCGATCGCCGAGTTGCCAGCCCGGACCGCCTTCTGGTGGAAGGCGAACCCGTCGTCCACGTTGAACCATGGCATCAGTTCTGGGCTCCCTTCCTGACGTTGCATGAGTTGCAGAGGGCCTGGAGATTGGCCACCTCGAACTGGCCTCCGTGGATGTACGGGACGATGTGGTCCAGCTCGAGGACCCGACACCCGTACTTGCCGTTGGGCTTGCGGTAGGTCTCCCCGAGCGCGTACCGGCCGTCGTATCCGTCTGGCACCTCTGGCGCCCACCCGCAGTGGAGGCAGGCGTATCCCGCCTGGCGGTATACCTCGAGGCGGACGCGAGCCAGCGTGGTCGGGTGCACTGCGGGCCGGGCCACTACGCGACTCCCTTCAGGTTCGCTGTCTGCGGCCGGGTGACGCCGGCGGCCCGGTTCCGCTCTGCTCGCAGCAGGCGCCGTTCCCGCTCCGACATGCCGCCCCAGATCCCGTACGGCTCCCGCGCCTCCAGCGCGTACTCCCGGCACTCGACCAGCACCGGGCAGTTGAGGCACACCGCCTTGATCGCCCTCGTGGAGATCGGGTCACCCCTGTCTGGGTAGAACAGGTCACCGCCGACCTGACGGCACAGGCCTTCGGTCCGCCAGTTGAACCGGTCGTTCATGCGGCGGCCCCCTGCTGCCCGGCCAGTCGGCGTCGCACCCGGCGCACCGAGTCCACATGCACATCCAGGCGGGCAGCGATCGCAGGACATGACCAGCCGGCGCCGAGCAGCGCCGCCACGTCCTCGGCGGGGACCGGGGTGGCTGGTGTCCGGTTGGCTGCTCGGCGGAGCATGCGGGCTCGTTCGTCGCCGCTGTGGCCGCCGCGGAACCCGTAGGTGTCGCGTAGTTGAAGGGCCTCGGCGAGACACTCGGTTCGGACGGGGCACACGACGCACATGCGTTCGGCCCGTTCGGTTCCGCCTGGGGGTTCGGGGAAGAACAGGACAGGGTCGGCTCCTGCGCATGCGGCCCAGGCGCGCCAGTTGGTGGTCACTCCACAACACCACCCGCAAGATCACCGGGCTGTGCTTCTCCGTCCGGAAGCACCGAAGAGGACGGCGCGACACCGTTCCACGTCTGTCCCGAGTTCGCGGCCCCGGCGAGCATGTTGTCCACCTGCACCTGGAGTCGCATGGCTTCTTCTGCCCATGCCTGACGAGACGCCTCCGACCGGTTCAGGGCTGCGCGCGTCTTGTTGGCATCCGCCGTCGCATGCTCGGCACGCCGGTACCACACGTGCAGCATCTCGTCTGCCTCGTGCTCATCGCGAGACAGGTTCAACCACCACACTGCTTCGGCGTGTAGCCACAGCAACAGGGCGCGGTCTTTGTCGAGCCGCGCGCGCGACCGGTCCCACGACTCCAGCGACTTGCGGTACTCGTCCCGGACGTCCGCCAGGCGCTGCTCCCATCCCTCCAAGATCGGTCCTACCACACCCATCGCGGTGGTGACGGCCTGATCCCACGCTTCCGCGTAGGTGTGGCGCGGAGTCCACCCCAACTGCTTGTCGATCTCCGCGCGGACCGCGTCCACGTAGCCCAGTTCTTCAGCCACTCTCAGGCCACCTCCTCCACGACGGTCACGCTGCCGTCGTCATGTAGTTGGACCCACTTGCCGCGCCGCAACAGCGTCGTGGCGGCAGGGTCGTGAAAGGACTTGACCGTCCAGCCGTTCGCGGCGGCTTGCTCGGGGTGCTCGGTGATCCAGGCGTGGTCCGCCGTACAGAGGTGCATGCCGTTGCTGGCCGCCCACGTGCCGCCCTGAGACCGGTTCTTGCGGTGGTGCCACTCCCGGGCGGGGGCGAGCGCGCAGATCTCGCACAGGCCACCTGAGCGTGCAGCAACCAGCGTCCGTCCCTGCGACTGCGACCCCTTGCCCACCTTCGGTGTGGTCCGGTTCTGCACCTTCTGCTTCGGCCGCTCCACCCGACGTGTCGGCGCGAACTCCTCCCGGAACCACCCCGCCCACACCGGCAGCAGCTCGGCGATCTGCTCCACCGACAGCACCGGCTTCGGACCCCGCCAGGCGTGGTCGTGGAACAGGTCCACGGCGACGTCCAGACGGGCACCCTCTGGCGGCCTCACGCGGCACCCCCGGTCGTCGGGGCCATGCGCTCACGAGCCACCAGCCGGTAGAACTCTCCCCGGTCCGTGCACTGCGGGCAGTCCACAACCTGGCCGACCGTCCGACCGGGACGGCACGCCATCACCTGACGACGTCCCTCACACACTGGGCATGCTTTGGGGTGCAGGTACACACCCACCACCGCGGTCACGACGCCACCTCCCCAGAGTCCAGCAGCGGCAGCAGGTACCGGTAGGCCGCGATCGCCTGTTGCCTCACGACGCCGTTGCCGCACAGCCGTAGCTGGTCGTTGACCGACAGGCCCGGCACACCGGTGATGAGGCCGGCGGGCAGGCCCATCAACCACTCGGTGAACCACGGCGACAGCTTCGGCCCGCCCCGCTGGCCGACGATCGTTGGCGCGGGCGCGGGTCGTCCGATCATCAGCTCGTGCTGCCGGATCGCGGCGGTGTACTCCCGCCAGTCGACCCCGGGCCCAGCAGCGCGCCCGGCAGACAGGTCGCGTCCGCCCGCTGGTTCAGGTCGGGGCGACTGATCTCGCGGCTCCAGTCCCGCAGCCCGAACCCGGTCGTCCCGCCCCTTGGACCCGCGTCCGAGTGAAGCGGCGTCGGCACGTGGGCAGGCGGCGACGAAGACCCGCCAGCGCTGGTGTGCGCATCCCACGGCGGAAGCGGGTAGGCCACACCAGACCGCGTCATACCCGAGATCGGCCAGGTCCCCGAGAACACGTCCGAGTGCTCGCAGAACAGGCCCGTCGTCTCCGACTCCCAGACATCCCGGGCAGGGTTCCAACGCGCTATCGGATCCGGCACTCAACGCCCCTCTCACGTTCTCCCACAACACAAGCCGCGGACGCAGAACCTCGATCGCGTCGCACATCGCATGCCACAACCCCGACCGCGTACCCGCCCGCATCCCCGCCCGCTTACCCGCCGCGCTCAAGTCCTGGCACGGTGTGCCGCCGGTCAGCCCGTCGACCGGCTCCACTTCGGACCAGTCCACCGCCGAGATGTCGCCGAGGTTCGGCACGCCCGGCCAGTGGTGCGCAAGCACCTTCGACGCCGCCGTGTCGACGTCGGCGAACCACGCGTGGTCACCGCCGAGCAGCGCGGTCGCCGCCATGTCCAGCCCGCCGTAGCCCGTGCACACAGAGCCCCACCTCACGACTCACCGCCTGGGTACCGGAGAACGCGGATACCAGCGGCCTCAGCCGCGTCCGCGCAGTGCGTGGCGCCCTTGCTTCGGTTGTGGATGAACGCCAAGCACAGCGCCGGAGCCGACTCGACCATCGCCAAGTTGCGGCGCATGCCGGCGTATCGGCACACCGCGGTCCGGTTAGGGCAGCGGCAGTCCACACCGTGCTCCCGCCAGTTGGCGGGCCACGCCTCGACCTCGCCGCCCATGCCTCGCCACAGGTTCGCCGCGTCTCGGTCACCGCGGGGCGCGTCGCCGTGGACCAGGACCGCGTCCGGGTACTTCGCGTGGACCTGTTCGAGCGCCTCACGCATGACCTTCCAGCCTCGCCAGGATCGGCTGACCGTGACGAGCACCCGCACCTGTGCCGGCAGTTCGACCGTCACCATCCGGGCCGCCGCCACATCCGCCGGATCAGCCCAGTCGTCGGTGTCGTCCCAACCATGCCCGTACGGGACCGTCATGACCCGAACCCCCTCTCGCTGGCGTACATCTGCCGGATCGACGCGCCGATCGACTGGGTGGCGCGGAGTTCGTTCTCCAGCGCGCGGGCGGTGCGTTCGGCGTGCTTGAACGCCACCTCGGCGATGTCGACGGTGTTGCGGTCGTCGGTCGTGGCGATCTCGGCGGCATACCTGCGTTCGTGCGCCGGGCCCTCGTGCGCCATGTAGGCCTTGGCGTAGGCGAGGTCGTAGAGACGGCGCTGCTCGCGGGCGTCCCGCTCGGCCGCGGTCACGACCTTCACGCCTTCGTGGATGCGGCGGGAGATCTCCTGGATCTTCGCTTCCAAGTCGGCCGGGTTGAGGACGTTGTCGCTCATGACTGGGCCGCCTGCTGCAGGTGATCCCGGTACTCGACGAGCAGCGCGACGCTGGCATCCCGGATGCCGGTGCCGCGAGACCAGGTCGCGAAGTCGCCCGCCACCTCGTCGACCGTCTTGCCCTTCCGCTTGGAGATCAACGCGATCTGGCCGCGCACCTCCGCCTTCTTCTCCTCCTCCGTCTGCTCCACCCGCTCAACCGGACGGGAAGGGACGTCGTCGACCGGCGCGGGAAGTTCCTTCTTCCACAGGTCGAGCGCCACCCCGAACCGCATGGCGGCGTTGCGGATCGCGTCGCCGATCGCCTCCTTCACCGCGAGCCCACCGGACTTGCCGGGTGCGTCGCCGTACCCGATGCGGGAGATGCCGTTGATGGTGAGTTCGATCCACAGGCCGCCGGTGTCGTCCAGTGCGGGAACACCGTTGTTCTGGAAGGTGAGGGGCTTCCACGTCCATGCCGGGTCGACCGCGAGCAGTCGTTCGGTGACGTGGGCGTGGCCGACGTAGTCGACGTGGATGTGTTCGGTGGTGATCCAGTTCTGGCAGGTGCGGCACCGCTTCTTCTTGTGGTTGTCGCACACCTTCGCGGTCTTGTTCCGGGCGCAGTCACCGCAGGTGATCTTCGGCAGCTTGCCGATCTGCTCCGGCGGGAACGGGTCCCGCAACCCCACCTTGTTGTCGGTCACTTCGGCTCCTCCAGGAGTGGACGGACGGTGCCGTCGAGATCGATGTGTCCTTCGCGGAACAGCGCCAGCAGCCGGGGCAGAGAGTCCTCCACGGGGCGGCACTGCAGCACCGGGTCCGGGGTGCGGACCTCGAGGCCGGGAACCTTGGCTTCGCCGCCCGGTCCCATCACGTGTCCGAGCGTCACGCACGCCGCCTTCAGTTCCCGCAACGCGTCCGGCTTGATCTGCCGGGTTTGCCGGAGAAGCTCGGGGGCGTGCTGGAACAAGACCTCTTTCACCTCGGCGTCGGACCCGATGATCGTGGTGACGTTCTCCGTCAGCTCCGGATACTCGTCGGCCAGCCACTGCGTGAGCTCGGTGATCGAGGTGACGTCGACGCGCGGCTTCGGGTCGGTGAGCGTGACGAGCGACAGCTTCGAGTCGTCGCGCGGGTCACGGCCGGACAGCCGATCGCCGCGCTTCATCGCCGCGGCCTGCTTGCCGCGTTCCTCGTCGTACCTGCCAGCCATGTACTCGGACAGCACCTTGAGGAACGTGATCGTCAGTGCGGGGTCGGTCATCCCTCACCACCAACAGACCCGCCGAACTCCTCGATCACCGAGTCGAGCGAGTACCGCTCACCGGTGTCCCGGGCCATCCGTGCTTCTGCCCCGGCCAGCAGCACGGCGTCCTCGGCCGCTTCAGCGGTGTCCTCCTCGCGGCGGCGAATCCAGTGCATGACCTGTCCGTCCTCGATCCACCGCCCGTACAGGTGAGACCCGCAGTAGGACCACCACGAGTCCACGATGCGTCCCACGCGGCGGCTCCAACGGCCACGGTTCAGCGCCGCGACCGCCGGCGCCTTGCAACTGGTGTTGCCGGGGCCAACCGGGAAACGGCAACGACGTCCGGAGTTGCCGATGGTCCACTTGGTGTCCGGTACTGCTACTGCGGTGCTCGGCGGGAACTCCTCCGGGGGATTGGGCCTGTCGCTCACTGGTGGTCTCCTCCCGCCTGGAACGTCGGCTCGTCAGCGACCGCCACCGCGCCGTCCTGATCCACGCCCACCGACACGCCGCCGATCCCGCCGCCGTCCCAGAAGATGGGGCACATCAGGTAGTTCGGGTGGCCGCACAGGCAGAACATCTCGGGGCTCTCCGTGTAGAGGCCGTTCCAGCCGCCCGTGTCTGGCACGGGATGGTCGGACTCGCCGTGGTAGATCGGCATGTTCCCGATCCAGTCCGGCTCCGGGTCGCGGTGCGGTGCGTCCGGTGTTGGGCAGTGCGGTCCGCAGAGTCGGTCAGCCATGGTGGCCCCCTCCTGCAGAGTTCCGAGACACACCTGTCTTAGGTGACCGCAACCACGCCGCCCGGCGACGCAACATCCGACCGTGCTCACCACCGAACTCCTTGGCCCACCGCACCAACTCGCGGGCCAGCAACTCGTTCACCCCGAAGTCGTAGACCGCGTTCACGTTCCAACTGTCCGGAGACGACAGCTCCTTCCAGTCCAGGCGCAGCGGGTCCTCCGGCTCGGGCGCGACCTCGGGCAGCTTGTTGCGGGCGTCCACGGCAGCGATCGGCCCAGCGAGGATGACCATCCCCGCGACGTCCCCCACCGGTGTGGCTTCCGGGATGGCCGGGCGGCCAGCTTTGCGGGGCATCAGCCCACCTCCGTGTCTCGGGTTGATGCGTCCATGTGGGTCCGCTCGAACGCGGTGTCCTCAGCGATCCACTGCCTCACCTCGGGCGCGGCCTCCGGTGTCCACTCCACAACCAGCCACATGCGACGCGGCCCGCCGTCACGGTCCAGCACGGCGGGGATCTTCTCCTCCACGTAGGCGGGTGTGTCGTCGACGACAACCCCCGCCGCCACCAAGCCGTCGACGGCGGCCTTCTGGGTGGGCATCAGGTTGCTGGGGTCGCGCCGCCGCCGGTCCTGCGGCTGGAACATCAACTGCACCGTGACGTGCTCCATGCGCGGAATCTTGTTCTGCCGCACGCGCCAGCCGATGGCGTCCTTGATGTCCTGCACCCGCCGGTTCTTGGCCGCCCAGTGCAGGCGATCGTTCGCGGACAGCGGCGGCTTGTCGTCGACGAGCGGGATCGGTAGGTGCCACACCGAGTCGGTCATGCCCTCACCTCCGGGCGCAGCGGCTCGAACACAGACGTGTCCATCTCCGGGCCGTCTTCCGAGTCAGGCCACACCGGTTTCGCGTGCCTGCCCGACGACTCACCCACCGCGGGGATAGGGCCGGTCGTCTCCTCCGGTCGCGGCCGCGGAACCGGCAGGGTGCCGACCACCGCACCTGGTTCCAGGCGGCGGTCGTCGTGTGCCTTCTCCCAGCCGAGGAGGAAGAAGTAGCGGGCCACCGCAACGGTGACGCCGACACCGACAAAGAACGCGCCGAGAGCAACGAGGATGACCGTCACAGCGGCCGCCTCCTCATGTCGGAGTTGGTCTGGTTGCGGCGCTGGCCACGCCGGGCGTCGAGTGAGACCGTTTGCTCGCGGCCGGACAGGTAGGCGTCGAACTCCTCGCGGTGCGTCGCGATCAGCACGTTGATCGCCTCAAGTTCCGCCAACAGCCGCTGCCGTTCCAGCCACAACGGCGTGGGGGGACGGTCCGGGTAGGGCGGGTACGCGTACTGCACACCGCTTGTGGCGCGGGCGACGACGTGCACGATGTCGGTCTCGTGGCCGTGCTGGTTGCGGTGCCGGTCGGAGGTCTCCACACAGGTCATGCAGAGCGAGAACGCGGCCCGCTTGTGGCCGATCCGCTTGATCCGCCGTGATGCTTCTTCGCGGGTGAGCAGCCGGCCGGGGTAGGCGGTGACAGCCTTGCCGCACTCGGTGAGGTCCGGCTCGGTCCGCCACGGCAGGACCGGGCGGGTGATGTGGTCGACCGGGCCGACCTTCTCGGTGTCGGTCATGCGGCTCTCCCGTCGACAGGCACCGGAACCGAGTCCACGATGCGGTGAGTAGCAAGCCACGACAGATCCGCGCAGGCGTTCCCGGCCAGCTCGTTGAGGAACAGCGCGGCCGCCTGGCGGGCGGTCTCCGCGGGCGCAGCGCGGTCGATCCACAGAGCTGAGGGGTCGATCGTCGCCAGCGGGTAGCCGCGCTCCCAGTCGGTGAGGTCGGTGTACCAGCGGACTTCTGTGCGTCCCAACGGGATGTCTCGGGACACGATGACCACAGGAGAAGTCACGACGGAAGCACCTCCACCAGCGTGTGACCAGACGCCAGACCAGCAGCCTTGCGCCAAGCCATGAACCGACCGCAGTCCGGCTTGACAAGTTCCGGGCTCGGAGACCAACGCCACCCGCCGTGATCACGCACGAGGTACGGCTGTTCCGTCTCGCTGTCGGCGCATGGGTCTCGGAGCGCGACGACGTCAGCTGGTGGCTCCGGTCCGTCCGACTGGAACACGCGCGGTTCCCGGGTCTCTCCGTGCTCGGACAGGTAGGACTGATACTCCGACATGGACTCGACGTACTGCTCTGCCTGCTCACGGTCCAGGCCAGCGGTCGCTGCGGTCAGCACCGCGCGAACCTTGTCGCCGAGCCCCAAGAACTCGACGATCCGTCGGCGGTCCTCAACCGAGGGGCCGTGGGGTTCGTTGACCACACGAACCGACGGACGCGAGTGATCGATGGCTGCTTCGGCGACAGCGGCCAACCTGCCGCACTCCTTGCAGCCGCTCCGCTGGCGGTGGCGGACGGCGCGGCGCGCGGCTTCCTGCCGGGCGTCGTGGACCAGGTCGTCGGGGTCTGGCTCCACCCACGCTTCTGCTGCTGGGGTACCAGGCGCGGCGCCGACGACCGGCATGCCCCGCACTTGGGCGTGTGTCAGAGACTCGCCGAGGTTGCCGAAGTGGTCCGAGTGCGTGCACACCCAATGCGATCCGGCCTTGGTGTCGGACAGTTGGAACTGGATGTGCTGCCACGCCGAGTGGCCGCCGTCCTCGCGGTGTTCCTCGCGGCGCACGGTTCCGATCTCGTCCTGGCTGGGGTCGTCTGCCCGCTCCACAACATCGACCCGCGCCCACGCCGGGATTTGGACGTGGATCGGCCCAAGTCCGTCAGCGATGTCGACGATCCGATGCCCGTCCCGCTCACCAACCCAGTCCGCCGCGAACTCGACGTTCACGCGGTCCTTTGGGCGGGGTCCGTCTCCGTCACGGGTACCGGTCATGCCGCACCGTCCAGCTTCTCGGGACGGTGCTCCTTGATGGTCAACTGCACCGTGCCGTTGCCGTGCTTCTGCACACCCGCCAGATAGCAGGGCGCGAACGGGATCAGCATGTAGTCGCCCGGTGCGACGACCATCGACTGCGTGTCGCCGTTGTCGAGGTCTTCGACGGTGACCTTGAACCCCTTGCTCACGAAGACACCTCCGCCTTCGCGGCCTGGATCTCGTCCCAGATCGCCAGGTACGAACGGATCTCCGCCACGTCCCGCTCGTCCAACTCCACCCGGATACGCGGCTTCGCCGGGGTCACACCCGGCACCTCGTCGATCACGAACTTCGGTCCAGCCAGTCGGTAGCCGTGACCGCCGCCCTCGTTGTCCACCGCGCTGATCGCCATGCGGCCCTTGCTGTCGGTCTCGATGACGACCTTGGTGTAGTCGCTCACGGCTTGTTCTCCTGCTCTGCTTTGTTGTCCTTGTAGCGACACCAGGCCCCCACACCCGTGTCGAAGATCCACGCGCCAGCCTTGAACGAGAGCCACGCGAACACGCACGCACCGGCCCCGTAGGCGGCGGCCATACCCGCACCCCTCATGGCTGCGGCCTGAAGTAGACGCCGAGGAACGCGCCCCGGCATGGCCCGTCCGCGTAGCCCAACTGCCAGGACCAACCCCCATACGCGCCATACGAGTTCGGCAGGCAACCGATCTTTCGGTAGTAGCCGACGCGGGCGCGGGTCAGCATGTCGTGACACCAGGCGGCGGCATCCTCTACGCCTGCCGGGTCCACTTCGTCGCCCGGCTGCACGCCGTCGATCAGGTAGCCGTGGGTGCCGTCGTCCAACTCGTCGACGACCAACGCGAGAGCCTGCATCGGGTCGTCGGTGCCGCGCACCAGAACGTCGCCCTCAGCCATGAAGTCCACGCTGTACTTGTCGCGCGACATCACGCTGCTCCTCTCGGTGGAGACACCAACCGGAACTGCGAGTCAGTGAGATGGATGAGCGGGCCGCCGGTCCACTCGGTGGCGTCGACCTCGTGCCCGTCGAGCGACACCACCGCGATGGTGAGCCGCACCGACTCGTACCGGTGTCCGTCGATCACCACTCCGGGCATCACGGCTATGACGTCGTAGGGGGCGGGCATCCTCCGCAACGGCACAGTCACGACGCACCGTCCAGGTATGTGATCTCCCACGTCGGGTGCAGGATGTCCGGTGGCTCGCCGTCGCCGAAGTCGACGAGCAGGTAGCCGGTGCCCGCGCTCGCGCCGACGATGGTGCCGGTGCGGATGGTCCCCTTGGGCCACGCGAATTCGATGCGGCCGCCCCTCCGTGCGGGCACGCGGTACCGGCCACGGATGTAGGCGAGCCCTGGGTCCACGGCCATGTCAGCTCACCGCCCACACGATCAGGTGCACCGCCAGGTACAGCGACCCACCGAACAGGGCGAGGATCGCGGCGAGTTGGATCACGCACGGGAACCCGCCGCCGGGAGTCACCGGGGCACTCACGGGGTCACCCCGCCATTGGCCGCTTTCAGCAGCACGACGACGATGAACGTGCCGGTGATGACGGACACCACAGCCACGCCGGGTGTGATGTCCATGCTGCGGCCAACCCACCCGATGGTGATCAGCCTGTCGAGGATGACGTAGATCGCGATCGCGATCAGAAGCCCGCTCATCGGGGTACCTCCGGTGTCTGGTCCCCGACCCACAGGTTGTCGTGTGCGAACGGCTCACTGTCGACGTCCGCGCGCATCGCCGCGAACAGCGCGAGAAGCTCAGCCACGGCCGTCGACCTCCTCCACAGTCAGCTCACGCCCGAACTCGTCGGCCTCGTCCAGGAACATCGACCTCGGCAGGACCGACGGGTTCCAGTCGCCGTCCCGGTCACGGAACTCGACGACCGACCCGGACAGACGCCACAGGTCCGTCCCGATCTCGAAGTAGCGGTAGGCGGTCATGCCAGTCACCGCCTGTCCATGGGCGTGCCGAGCACGAGGCGGCGGATGATCCGCTCCACAAGGCCCGCGGGCTTTCTTCGGCTTCTTCCCCATCACGACTCACCACCCGGCAGCGATGCGAGCACCTTGTCCGCCTTCGCGATCTGCTCGGCCGTGTACTCGCCGGGATAGATCTCCTGCTCACGCACCCACCGGTCCCGGATCGCCTCGACCGCCGCGCGCACCGCCTCTGCGGACGCCCACTCGTCGTCGAACCCCAGCGCGCGGAGGTCGTCGTCGCTGCCCGAGTTCATTTTCGTGGGCAGCATGGTCGAGTTGACCAACTGGGACTGTCCGGCGGCTTCCATGCCGGTGATGTAGCTGTCGCTGTCACCGAGCGCGCCCATCAGGTGGAGCAGCGGGTCACGCTCTGCGGTGTTCTCGATACCCGATGCGGTATTGTCCTGTGCAGCCATCAGATTTCCTTGCCTCTCAACAGGTGTGTGATCTGGTGGTCACGCCGTCCGGTGTGTGCGCACCGGGCGGCGTCCACGTCTTCGGGGTCAGTACTCGCGGTCGTCGCCGCGCGTGACTCTCGTGCCATCCACCTGCTCCACCCCCTCTACTGCCGGAGGGACATCGGGCAGCAGGGACCTCACCGCGGCGGCACAGTCTTTGATCGCGTCGCAGCGGATGCACTCGTGCTCGGATTGGTGGGAGCACACGATCTTGTTGGCGTCGTCGCACCACTCGCGGATCGCCCGCAACGACGCCGACGCCTCGTTCACCACCGACCGGACCGCACCCAGGATCTGGGTGGAGTCGACACCGGACAGACGATGCTGGCCACTCACGACGCCACCGAATCCGAGTAGGACGCCAGCAACTCGTCGTCGTCCCCGCCGTTGTCGACGTAGTTCCGGACGATCTCCGCCAGCTCGTCCGCGCGGTCCGGGTACTCGCGGGCAACCCACGCCAGCGCCGCGGCCATGCCGATCGACGACGCCGACGCGCACCCGGTCACTGCGATCGTGGACCCGTCAGCGGTCTCGATGGCGTCGCCGAGCGCATCCCACCACTTGGCGTGCTCGGCCAACGCTGAGCGGATCAGGCGGTCTGCGTTCACGATGCCGCCCCCTCGTAGTAGCGCGTCCAGATCTCGTCGAACAGCGGGCGGTGCTTCTCCTGGTACTGGGCCACCCGGATCGCGTGGCGACCCTCGATGTCATCCATGACCGGCGGCACGTCGCCCTCGACCTCGACGTAGCGCTTCTTCAGCCGCTGCCCGAACATGCCCTGAACCGACTTGATGACCTTGCGGCTCAAGCCCTTCCCGTTCAGGTAGATCGAGACCGTCAGCGGCTTGGTGGTCTGATCCAGGTCGGTGACCTCGCCCATCGCGCGGGCGGCGACGATCCGGGCCTTCGACTCCAGCCAGCCCGGGTCGACGATCCCCGAGAGAGCGGTGAGGACTTCCGCCTGCGCACGCAGGGCGGCGAGCTGGTCAGCAGACGCGCGCGGGTTGATCACGCCGCCCTTGGTCCAGTACGACTCGATCGCGTCAGCGACCTCAGCCTGGTAGGCGACCAGCTTCGCGCGGACGTCCTTCGCGACACGGTTCTCGTCGATCGTCGCGAGCAGCATGAGGAAAGTCCGGACAGAGCAGGTGAGCATCTCCCGTCGCTGGTCAGAGACCTGCACCTGCCTTGAGGCCAGTGCAGCCCACGACCGCTTGCGGAGCTTCTCGACCTGCGGCCAGTAGTCCAGCCCGATGGACTCGACAGCAGGCTTGAGCACGATGTGCGGAGCGCCGTCCACGTCCATCAGCAGGATCTCGTCGCCGTGGAAGTCGAAGGGGATCAGGTCGTCAGCCATCACAGGTCCCGTCGGGTCGCATGGTGCATTCGCTGGACAGGTGGCCGCAGCCGCACGGCACGTCGAACCCGGCAGGGGCGAGACGGGCGAGTGCGCACGGGGGTGGCGCATGGGGGTTTCGGCTTGTTCGGGTCCGGGGCACTCACGCGGACCGCCTGTCCATGGCCTCAGCCATCAACCGGTCCAGCTCCGCGTTCGGGATCCGCTTCTCGCCACCGATCCAGGTCCACGCAAGCTGGCCAGTGTTGATCAGCCGGTAGACGGTGTTGACGTTCACGCCCCACGCGGCAGCGAACTCCTTCACGGACCATGCGTTCCGCGGGACGGCAATCGACAGCGACCGGGTAACGGTGACGTGCTCAGCGACCGCAGCCGCGAGCGCCTCGCAGTCGATCGTCACGACGGGCGGATGGGCCTTCAGGTAGGCGGCCACTCCTGCGGCGATGACATCGGGAGGGATCGCCGCCGCCGCGGCGAGCACGGCCTCGACCTTGCCCTTGGCGCGGGAGGCGGTCACGACGCCGCCTTGTACTGGCCGGTGTCCCGCTTGGGCCCGGTCTTCTTCTCGTCCTTGTCCTTGCGTTCGCGCGGACCCTTCGGCGAGTTCGGGGGCTGCTGCGGCGGTTCGTCGGGGATACCGGTGTCGTCGAGGATCCCCTTCACGTCGACCATCAGCGTCTCGGCAAGGACGGACACCCGGCTGTAGCGCATCTGGTCCCCGGAGCCGATGGCGTTGCGGAGGGTGCCGTAGGGGATGCCGGTGAGTTCGGCGACCTTGCGGACGTCTCCGCGGAAGCGCCGGTCCTTCCGGATCAAGTAGGTCACGCGGTCTTTGTCGAGCTTCGGCATGATGTCACTCTGCAAGTATCTGCAAGCATTGTCAAGCAGACTCTTGCAGAGTAGTCACTTAGCTACTTGCTGATGACCATGACTCTGCAATAGTCTGCATGCATGCACTTGCTACCCGGGGGAACGCGAAGGCGTAGGCGGATGCACAGGCCACTAGCGCACTGCCCGACTCTGCGAGAGTCTGCACCCGTGGCTTCCCCCCGCACACGCACCGCGCTCTACTCCGAGACACGCCGCCAAGACCTCGCGGCCGCGGTCATCAAGGCCCGCGAGCACGCCGGCTGGCCCACCACGGTCGACTTCATCAAGGCCGTCGGCAGGGGCTCCCGCGCCATCTACGCGCTGGAGAACGCCGAGCCCACCGTCGGGCAGGTGATCCTCCACGCCGTCGGCCGCACTCTGGGGTCGCGTCTACCCGGCTGGTCGCAAGACACGCCACGGCACATCCTCGAAGGCAACCCGGCGCCGCCGCTCAGTGCCACTCCTGGACAGGACACGGCAGAGGAAGACCCGTGGTCCGAAGAGGACGAGAAGCTGTACGACGCGCTCGACGCCATCGTGCGTCCACACGGATTGCGGCTCACGCCGAAGATCGTGCAGGCAATGCGAGACGCCTGGGAAGAAGAACAGGCACAGCGTGATCAGGTGAATACGGACTAGCCCAAACGGGCGACACAAGCGCAACGCGAATGTCACAGGTCTGGCCAGTAGGTAACGAGGGAGTGTCTACTGGAGACGCATCCGGCAGCGTCAATTGCCGTTCGAGAGGCGCTGTGACCTGGGGTTCTTGATCACAAAGAGGGGTTGGATCAACGTGACCAACATCGACTGGCGTGCAATTGTCGGAACAATCACCCACGCCCCCGCAAAGATCACACCGGCGCACGTGGTCACCGCTGTGATCGTACTTAGCGCATTCGGAGCAGCATTTTTCTTCTGGCTCGCCACTCTCGACGGGCTACCCGCCGTCGGCTACTACCGGCTAGGCCTAACCGTCGCGTTCGCAGGCGCAGTCCTGACATGGGTGATCCGCCTACACAACCGGTGCCGCGAGCAGGCTGCCCGGCTGAAGGCCGTTGAGGCCGACCTTGAGGCGATCAAGGAAGACGCCCACGTGCGGAAGGCGCTCCGCCAGTGGCGTCGCCGCGGGGCCACTGCCGACGTGTTCACGGACAACTGATATGGGCAGACGTCCGCTCCCGATCGGAGCCCACGGCAACATCAAGGTCAAGGAAGTCGCGCCCGGCATCCATGAGGCGCGCTGCTGGTACCGGGACCTCAACGGGGAGATGCGGCGACCGGCCACGAGAGGACCGAGCGAGACCGCCGCCATCTACGCCCTGCAGGAACGGCTGACCGAACTCGCGCAACAGGTCGGCGCCGATGAGATCTCCCGCGACGACCTGTTCGGCAAGGCCATCGATCTGTGGCTCGCCGACCTTGAACTCAAGGTCGAGGTGGGCGACACGGCACCAACCACGTTCCGCACCTACCGGTCGTACATCACCGGGCAGATCCGGCCGGCGCTCGCCGCGCTGCGGATCCGGGAGGTGAAGGCCGGGCGCTGCGACAAGCTGATCAAAACGGTGCGGAAGGAGATGGGGTACGAGTCGGCGAAGAAGGTCCGCACCATCACCTCCGCGGTGTGTGACTTCGCGATCCGGCGGGGGGTGGAGAACTGGACCAACCCGGTCAAGGCATCCGAGTCCCTCACCGCCGGGCCCGCCGAAGATGTGGTGGCAATGACCGCCGCCCAGGCCGTGGACATGCTGCAGAAGATGGATGCCGAGGTGACGAAGAAGGTTGCCGAGGCGAAGGACGGGCGGGCGCGGTCCCGGGCGCAGGCGTGGCTGGACCTGCCCGAGCTGGCGGAAGCGATGCTGGCCACCGGGGTGCGGATCGGTGAGGTGCTGGCGCTGCGGGGCCAGGACGTGGTGAAGGTCGACGGCGGCCGGGTACTGGTGGCTGTCGTCGGCCACCTCATCTTCGTGACCGGCGAGGGCACCCGGTACGTGCCGGGGCGGAAGGGCAAGGCGAAGGACTTGCTGCTGCAGGTGCCCGCCTGGTCGACCCCGATGTTCCTGCGCCGCAAGCTGGCCGCCGGCGCGGACGGGCCGCTGTTCCCGTCGGCGCGTGGGGGCTGGTTGGACACGAACAACGCGAACAAGCGGATCCGTGAGGTGATGGACGCGTGCGGGTTCGAGTGGGTCACCTCGCACGTGTGGCGGCACACGGTGGGCACTCTGTTGGATGAGGCTGATCTGCCGGTCGGTGAGATCACCGGACAGTTGGGGAACACGCGGGCGGTGGCGGAGCGGCACTACATCAGGCGGCGGGTGACGAACCAGGCCGCAGCCGCCGCTCTTGAGGTGTTGGGGCGGGACACCGGTTCGTAGGTCACGGGTTGGCCACATCACCTTGCGATCATGTCGTACGGTACGACACAATGGACGTACACGACAGGAGGCATCGCGATGACACGGGAACTGCACTACGAGGTCCGATGGGAGGACTGGGACGGCAATGGCACGGTCGCCATCTGGCAGGACGCGGATGAGGAGTGGCAGGAACCGGTGCGGATCGTTCTGTCGACGAGAGATGCCATGGACCGCCTGAACGAACTGGTGGACCAGATCAGGCGGGAATGCGACGACTACGCGATGCGGCGATGACGGAGCTGTGGAACACCGAGCGGATCCGCCAGGAGTTGGGGGCGAAGTCGATCCGCTCGGCGGGCCGGATCATCTTGCGGCTCGGGCTGACACCGGTGTCGCGGGAGCCGGGCCGGTCGGGGATGAACCAGTACGACGCGACGGTGGCGGGACCGATCATCGCGGCGCACAAGGCCCGGAAGGGCCGATCGAAAGTGGACGCAAAACGGACGGAGCAGTAACCGATCATGAGCAAGAGCACGCGTTCGCGCTGCTCCGGGTGGGCGCAGCAGGGATCGAACCTGCGACCGCTCGGAGAGCAACACCCTGTCTACCAGGGTGCCATCAACCCCACTGACCTCGCACATCGGGGTCGCCGGGTCTACCAGAGTCCACCCCGATCTACCCCATTTGTGGACGTAAAGTGGACGGCCGATCTTGGTCGTCGCGCCGGTATCCGCGCCGCTGAACTCGCGGTCGCCGCTGTCCTCTACCTGCCTGTCCGGTGGGCCTACAGGGACGGCGGTGCGCGATGACCGACGTCCAAGGGTTCTGCCCGATGGGGTGCGGTCAGACGCTGTCCGCGATGGACGGCGGCCACATCACCTGCCGACACATCGACTGCCCGCATCCGACCGCCGTGGACGAGATCCTCGCCGACCGGGAGACCGAGCACCTGGTGGTGTTCTCCGAGTCGGCGTTCACGGTGCGGCACCCGCTGCGGGAGCGGCTCGACGACGCGCTGATGGAGTGCCAGCTCCACGAGCACATCGCTGGCCTGTCAGGGCCGCCGACCGCGCCGGGCCGGTATCGGGCGCTCGCCGAGGGACCGGACGAGTGGTCGTGGTGGCCCGTGAAGCGAGGCCAGCGATGAGCGAGTGCCGCCGTATCACCGACCCCGCCCCGGTTCCGTTCGCGGTCGAGAAGATCCGCCGACGCACCTGCATCGAGTCCCTCGCTGAGGGCTGGTGTCTCGCCGACGACCTGTGCCCGTCCTGTACCCGCCAGTTCATGGCCGCTCTGGATTCGATCGAGGAGCCGTTGAAGTGGTCGGCCGGGTTCCGTGAGCGGGCAGGGGTGGAGTCGTGAGCTCGTTCCGCTACTTCCGGGTCACCGGACAGGTCGGGGTCGACTTCTACCGGTACGACCCCGATAAGCCCGAAGGGCAGCAGATCCGCAGGTCCGACGACGGCATGTGGATCCACACCACTCACAGGTCGATCGACGGGTTCCTGGTGGACGCGCGCGGCAACGGTGACGTCGTCGCAGAGCTTCCCGTGGACGAGGTGCCGTGTCACCTGTGCATGCTCGCCGACGACACCGTCACCCGCATCTTGGTGCGGGAGTGGCCGGACGCGATCGCGATCACGCCGCGCCCTGCCCCGGTGGTTGCCGGGCATGTGGTGGTGATCCCAAAGGTCCACGCCACCGGCCGCATCACCCCAGCGGTGGCGGGGCTGTTGGCTGCCCGCGCCGCCGAGTTGGCGGCCGACCACGGCGACCGGTCGTGGAACTACATCCAATCGAACGGTCGCGCCGCGACCCAGACCGAGCCGCACTTCCACGCGCACCTGGTGCCGCGCGAACCCGGGGATGGTCTCGCGTTGCCGTGGTCCCCGGCCCCCACCCATCCGGAAGGCGCGCCGCGAAGGCGGCCGGCCCCTACCCACCTGGACGGAGAACAGCAGCCATGACCGAGCCGAACACGATCACTGCGCGCTGGGTGACGGCAGACCCGGACGAGATCAGCCACCACTCCGGCGACGGACACCGATACGCCCGGTGGGGTCAGTGCGTCATCTCCTACGACGAGGAGCGGGAGCCGATCCCCGCCGTCTACAGCAACGGCCAGGACGGCGGTGAGATTCAGTTCGGCGATGAGCGGCTGACGCTGGACGAGGCCGAGGCGTTCATCGCCCGCCTGCAGAACGCGATCGCCTACGAGCGCGCCCAGGGCGGTGAGCCCCGATGACCGCCCCGCCCTGGGTCCGCCTGGACCTTCGAGACGGCACTAACTGCCGGTCCTGCTCGATGACGGCCCGCACCTGTCGGGATCACGAGCCGGGTGAGGTCGGCGCGGTCTGCTGCGACCAGTGCAACCACCCGAACGCGGTGGGGAACGAGTGCGTCAGCGAGTGCTTGTGCGAGGAAGAGGTGGCCGATGTCTGAGGGGCTGCCAGTACAAGAACCCGAACCGGCCGCCGTGCTCGCCTGCCCAATGCAGGACAACGACGCAGGAGCGGACACCATCCGTACCTACCTCGTGGCCCTGCTCGCCGAACTGTGGAAGCACGGCGAAGGGTTCGGCGGCAAGCGGCCGTTCGGCAACAGCGGCTGGGAGTACGAGCTGTACGAGGCGCTCGCCCGGCAGGGCTACATCACCAGCACGTTCGACGAGGACGGCTACCTGGACGACGTCGACACCCGCACCGGTAATCAGCTCGTTGCGGCTGCCATCGAGCACATGGCCACGGAAGGCGGTGAGTCTCGTGGTTGACCGGGACATCCCCGAAGAGATGGTGGAGAAGGCAGCGCGGGCGATCGCCGAGCAGATCGGCATGCGCGACCAGTTGTACCCCGTCGAGTCCCCGGACTTTCCTGCTCACCGCCGCGACATCGCACAGGTTGTCCTGTCTGCTGCGTTGGAGGGGTGTGCGGTAGTCCAACTCCCCGCCCCGGACGGGTCACGCGAACAGCTCGACGGCGTGCTGACGTTCTGGAACGTCGACGGCTGGTCGGTGACGGTCAAGCCGGGCGACAAGGTGTCGATCGCCACCGGCTCGGAGCTGGGCGGCGGGCTCGGGTTCCAGCCCGACACCGCGCCCCGGATCGCAGCGGCGATGGTCGCGGCAACCCGTCGTCTCGCTTCTGGTTCTGGGGTGGGTGACCACCATGAGTGAAGGCGTCACGCAAACCATCCTGGCTGGGACGCCCGGACGGCAGGGCAACTGCTTGCAAGCCGCCGTCGCCACCATCCTGGGCCTACCGCTCGACGACGTCCCGCACTTCGTCGAGCTCGACAACTGGTCCCAGGCGCTCGCCGACTTCGCGCACCTCAACGGCTACGCCACCATCTGGACCGACGGAGACAGCAGACTGCCGACCCTCGGGTTGGCGTTCGGCCCGACCGTCCGCAGCGCCGACATCACCCACGCCATCGCAATCGTGGGCGGCCAGTTCTGGGATCCGCACCCCTCGCGTGACGGGCTTACTGCCGTGTCGACGTACGTGGCGTGGGTACCGCTCGCCGATCTTGCTGGGGTGGGTGAACAACCATGACCCGACTAGCCGCGGAACTCGCGTGGCGCCGCGCCGCACCCCGCGCACCCTGGCACACCGAACGACGCCTCACCACCGCCGGCCGCCGCATCGCCGACGTCGCCAGCTTCACCGGCACCTGCCTCATCGCCATCCTCTACGGCGCCGCCTACGGATGTGTCGGCTTCTACATCGCGCTGGCGATCTCATCCACCGACCTCCCCGGTTGGGTTGGTGTCGCCTGGCTGCTGGCGTGGGTCGCTGTCGGCGCCGTGGTCCTCACGGTGTGGACGCTCCGTTGGACTGGCATCGATGTCCGGCGCCCGGAGGACCGGCCACGACCACGCCACCGGCGTTAGCCCCCGGACAGCAGTTGGCCCCGGTGCTCGAGGTGTGAGCACCGGGGCCAACTCGTGTCGGGTTAGCGGGTCAGGCGGTCCGCCTTCACCGCGGCCAGCAGGCCGGACAGCGATACCTCGAGGTGAGGGGCCTCCGGGGTCTTGCTGTCGCGGACCGCGCCGAACGGGGACAGCTCAACGCACGCCCCCTGCTCCGCTGACCGGCTCGACTTGCGCCACCTCATCTGGTTCTGCGGTACGGTCACTACGTCGTCTCCAAGCTGCTGCGCGGGATGGCGTCAGCGATGAGCCCGGCCGTCGCAGTTGGGCTCATCGCTACCCGGCGGAGGGTCTCCGCCGCGGCCTGATAGTTGCGCACCACGTCCTGGTCGACGATGAACGTGCTCGACCACGAACCCTCGAGGTACACGGTCGTGGGCATGTCGTCGTCGAACTCGTAGACGATGAACGGTGCGCTGGGCGTCCAGGTGTCGCCGATCGTGGCGAGCTGGACGGTGACGTTGTCGTGCTTGGTCAGTTCCTGCACGTGCTCGAGCTGAGCAGCCCGAACGTCGTCGCCGACGAACCCGCCGTTGATGGCGACCGGGCTGATGACAGCGTCGAACCGGACCGGGCTGAGGCGCCGGGTCAGGATGTCGCGGCGGGCGTTGCGGATCAGTACCCGGGTCTCGACCTCGTTGGCGCTGGCGGTGTCGTCCTGGGAGATCACCGCGCGGGCGTAGTCGCTGCACTGCAGCAGGCCAGGCCACCACACCAGGTTGAACTCGAAGATCCGCGTCGCGAACCGCTCACACTCGAGGACGGTCGCGAGCTGCGGGTTGATTCCGGGCGGGCCGGACACGATGAGGTCTGAGTCCGCGGCCCGCGCGATCGAGAGGATCCGGTCCCGCTCGGGGCCGGTGACCTCGATCCGGGCGAGGAACGCGGCCGTGTCTTCGGCGTTCGGGGCGGGGCCTTCCTTGCCGAGCCACCGGTTGACCTTGGTGTGGGAGATGCCGAGCTGGCGGGCGACCTCGCGGGCGGACGCACCCGACTGCTCAAGCGCAGAGTTCAGCACCGCCTTGAGAGCGCGTGCCCGCCAACTGGTCGCCATGACCACACCCTAACCGAGACCTGTCACTGGGAATTAGTGAATACTTCGCCTTGCGTAACTGGCACGTTCCACGCACACTGGAACGTGCCAGGCCGCTGCGGCGGTTCCAGAGAAGGTTACACGCGAGGAGCACGCCCGATGGCGGAGACGTGGGAACGGCAACAGGACTGCGAAGACGCCTCCGAGCGGCCCCGCAGATCCCTGGTGTTCCTCACCTCCACCAATCGCATCGCTGTCCGTATGCCGCCCGGCGAGGTCGGTACGTACACGCCGACTCAGGCGAAGCATCTGCAGCAGGACCTCATGAGCGCGATCTTCGAAGCGACGCACCGAGGGGCTGGGTGGGGATGAGCAAGGCGTGGGTGTTCTCGGTGCTGGACCTCGACGACCACGAGGCGTCGCTGTCGATCGGCGTTGAGGGCGGGTTCGTGACGTGCCGGGCCCCGCGCTGGTGGAAGACCGACCCCGACACGGCGGCGAAGATCCGGGCAGCGCAGGAAGAGGCTGAGGGGATGGCGCGGGGGCAGCGGCCATGACCGCAGCCGCGCTAGCCGCGATCGGCATCGTCCTCTACCTGCCTGTTGCGGCGCTGCTCCTCGTGTGGGGTGGGCGGCGTGTCGACGCCGCGTTCGTGCGTGACATGCAACGTGTTCTTCGGGGTGGCCATGTCAGTGGTGGCCCCGAGGTGGCAGACCTGGCGAACCCCCGAGGCCGGTCTGCTGCGGCCGGGGTTGAGCGTCGCGCCCCCCAGCGCGCGGACGCTCCCCCGGCCCCCTGTCCCCTGGTGGGCGCGACGGTACGCCAGAACGCCGCGCCTGCCAGGCCCCCACGGGTGATGGTCCATGGCTGACGCGCTCGGGCTCACGTGGCGGCAGTCGCCGTGGGACCACTTCGTGCACGGCTTCCGCGAGTTCGGGGAGATCGCGTCGGAGGCGATCTGCACCCACTGCGCGCCCACGTCCCGGCTGATCGAGCCGCTGCCGGGGGCGAAGCCGTGCCTGGCCTGCCAACTGATCTACGGCGACATGCTCGCCGACCAGCAAGACCCGACGTGGAGACAACTGTGAGCGTCGACATCACCGATCGGGTCTTCGCCAAGGCCGTGGGGCAGGCGATCCGGCAGGCCCGCGAGGCGCACGGCTGGACCCGCCAGTACCTAGTGGAGCGACTGCCGTGCGGCATCGGTGACCGGACCCTCCTGTCCTATGAGCACGGCATCCGGTTCCTGTCGGTGGTGCGGTTCGAGGAGATCTGTCGGGCGTTGGGGGTGGCGGGGTCGGAGATCCTGCGGCGCGCGGAGGACGCTGCCCGGGACCTGACCCAGCGGACTCTGACGGTGAACCTGCGGGCGGTGAAGAAGGAGAGCGACGCGCCTCCGGGTGTGGCGGAGTGGGCGCGGCGTCGGGTCCTGGCTGGGGATGGGCCGTACCTGCGGTTGGAGCCCGCGACGCTGCGTGAGATGGCGGCGACTCTCGACCTGTCCCACGAAGACCTGGCCACCTATCTGGCCGCTCATGCGGTGGACGAGAAGTGAAGGAGACGGAACCCGTGTGTGACGGCTACTGGAGTGAAGAGGAACAGGTCAAGGTCATCACGGACACGTGTGGTGATCCGGAGGGGTGCGCGTTGCACCCGGACCACAGCGCAGCCAACGACCGGCCGGGGAGGTGAACGGAATGAAGCTGGATGGTCATGTTCCGAGGCGTTGCCCGAAGTGCGGCGGCACGATCAGCGAGTGCGGTTGCGGCTAGTAGGAGGTGGCGTTGTGCCAGCGATTTGGGATGAGCCTGACCGGTGCATGATCCGCACCTCCGACCTGGACCGAGACACGCAGGTGGTCCGGTGCTCGCGGGTGGAGCATGACGGTCGTCCGTGTCGGACGGTGGGGATAGGCGTGTACCGGGACCACGTGTCTGGGTCGGGTGACGTGGCAGACTCGGAGACACAGCCGCCTGCCAATCCTGAAAACAGTGGCTGAGAGGCGAGGGCCATGGGCAGGGACCCGAAGTCGTGGCGTGAGCTGTTCGCGTCCATGACACCGATCATGTGGGTCAGGTTCGCGGTGATCGTGCTCGCAGTGGTAGCGGGTGTCGCGATCGTGGTTCTGGCAGCATGGGTCGGGACACAGTAGGTGAGGGGAACAGCATGACCGAGACGTTCGCCGATCTTGCGACCTTCCTGAAGGTGCAGATCCACACGGACGCGTCTCTCGCGCGGGAGGCGCTGGCCGACTGGGTGGAGGGCCCCGAGGGCGACGAGATGGCTGCTCAGCCGGACTCGATCCTGATCGGCGGCCACCTGGTCCGGTGGAGCCCGCGCCGCGTACTAGACGAGTGCGAGGTCAAGCGGAAGATCCTCGCGCTTCACTGCCCCACCGAACCGGCCTATCCCGGCGACGAACTCACCTACCCCAACGCCGCCAACCTGTGCCAGCACTGCGGGCCCGGCGACAACTGGCAGGCGGAGCAGGAACCATTCGCAGCCCTACCGTGTCAACATCTGCGCCTGCTGGCCTTGCCATACGCGGACCGCGACGGTTACCGCGAGGAGTGGCGCCCCGATGGCGACTAGCTTCGACGGTCCCGCCACCCTCCACATCGGCGGACGGGATTATCCCGTGCAGGTGAAGCTGGCGACCAGCCTCGGTGTCACCTACTCGTGGCAGGGCACCGCCACCACCACCGACCTCGCAGCACTGAATATGCAGGGCCAGGGCGGCACGCTCACCCTGCCAGTGCCGCCCTGCAGCGGCGAGGTGCATGTGGCGGTCGCCGAACTGCACCTCGGCGGCGGTGTCCTCCTGCGCCTGCATGGGGTGGGGGTGGCTCCGTACCAGCGTGACGGGGAGATCACCGCCACACCCGGACCCGAAGGCTCCACCGTCTACCAGGCTCCGTTCAGTGCTCCTGGACGGGACGGGGCGGCTTCGCGGTAACGGAGCCGCCCCACTCTGGACACAGCAAAAGACGGCCCCCGCGACTCTGCCCTGAGGGGTAGGGCTTGAGTCGCGGGGGCCTGACGCTGTCCGTCCCGGGGCTTATCGGAGTACGGACAGCCCGGGAGGAGTGTGGTCAACCCTCCCGGAGATGAGCCGGCGCCGTGTACGTGGGCGGCTGCGCCGAGCCGAGGAACACTCTGGTGAGCCAGTCCGGCAGCCGCGGTTCCACCCAGCGGAGGAACGCGTACACCACCGCCGCCGACGCGACCTGCACGACCTGGGTGACGACCTGGTCCGATCCGAGCCAGTCAGTCCAGGCTTGCGGCACGCCGAGCGACGCCAGCCACAGCACGAGCACGGACCAGGCGCCGGGGAGCACGGTTCTCACGAACGAACGCAGTCCATCGGTCATGTCAGTTCCCTCCGTTGAGTGCGCGCCCGAGCGCGGCGACCAGCTCGCCGCCGAGTTCCGGGCCGAGCTTCGCCGCGAGCGCGTCCGCGAGACCCGCGACGTCGACCGCGCCACCCGCGCTGGTGGAGATCGCGCCCAGGATCTTCGCCTCGGTTTCGTCGAGGTCACCCTGGATCGCCTTCAACAGACCCAGCACCTGAGCCATCTGCGGCGCCACCACGAACAGCCGCTCCGACGCCTGCGCGATCCGCACCAGGGTGTGGTCGAACTCCTCGTCGAAGGAGCCGTCCACCAGTCGGGCAGCGAACAGTTCTGCGGGGGTCATGTCTTCCTCCTGGAGCGCTGTCTTGGCGGCACGCCTGAAGGCGGCCATGTCGATCGTCTTGCCCTCGGCGGAGCCGGGGTCCCACTTGCCGGTGACGCTGGTCTCTGCGTGCGCCCGCACGCGTTCGATGTCGCCGCCGCCCACCACATCCGCGACAACCCGCGCCCACACCTGCGCGGTACGCATCTGCGCGGGCTTCATCGCCACCGTCCCCGGATACACGATCTCCAGACCGAGCACGCGCGGGTTGAACAGCTTCGTGACCGGCAGCGGCCCCATCGACCGGCCGCCGGACGCGCCGGCGTGGTTCGCCGGCCCGGCCGACACGACCGTGACCGAACCGTCCATGTTGCCCGCGTAGTTACACAACGGGCCGTCCAGATCAGGGCGGCCGTCGATCAGCATCTTGAGCACGCTCGACCCAGTGACCGCGTTCGTGAACCCGGTCGCGGTGTGATGCACCAACCCGCCCACATAGTTCGAGATGTAGCCGTTGGATCGGTTCTTCCACCCGGAGGCCTCGAAGACCCTTACGCCCGCGGCTCGCAACCGACGGTTGATCTCCTCGCACTTCGTGACGCTCATGCGTCCTCCCCCCGCCTCCGCTGCTCCCGTCTCCGGGCCAGGTCGTACCGGCCGAACACCCACAGCCTCTGGTTGATCACAACGATCAGCGTCACGAACAGCACACCCCGGATCACGTCCCGGCCGGGCATGTCCGGCCAGAAAACCAGCAACCCGTAGTAGGTGAGGAACGCGCCGAGACACGCCGACAACGCCACCAGGTGACGGCCCACGCTGTTGCGCCACCACCGGTAGCTGAACGAGTACAGCGCCACGAAAACCCAACACGCGACGATCCCCTCACCCAGCAGCACATACACCAGCACGCGGTACGCCGTGGACAGTGAAGCGAGCCAGGCGATCACGGATGTCTCCTCCGCCGAGTCTGCTCAAGGCTCGCGATCACAACCTCGGCGATCCCGTTCTCCTGCAGCCGCTTCTCCAGCCGCGCGATCAACGGTTCGCGGGCATGCCCCTCACGGACCACCTTGGCGTGCTCGCGGCGTGCCGCCGTCAGTTCGTCGTCGAGCGCACGCAGCTTCTTCTTGCGGCGGATCATCATCCGGCCCCCTGGGGTGGCTGGCGAAATGAACCGGGGTCTGGGGTGGGTTGTGGCCCGAGTAGCTTCGCCTGAATCAGAGCCGTCACTTCGAGCCGGTCGATCTGCCGCTGCTGCGCGGTGATCGTCTGGTTCTTGGTGTCGATCACCGACTCGGCGGTGGCGAGTTTCCCCAGCAGGTACCGGATGATCCCGCCCAGGATGACCGTCAGCAGTGTCGACACTGTACTGATCAGGGCGATGATCGCACCGGGTTCCATCTACCGCCCCCCACTGTGATCGTGTGACCAGTTCCGTTCGTGTCGCCGCATCCATCAGGGCACGTGGTAGCGGCAGACTGGGTTGGCGCGCACCATGTCGAAATAGGTGGGCACCGAGATCCCGCCGATACCCCACCGGTGTCCGGGGTGGTCGATGTCCTCGTACTCGTCCAGCGCCGCCCGGACCCGAGCGGGGGCCGCGCAGGTCTCTGTCCCCAAGTTGATGGCCGGGTAGGCGTTCTGGAACGCTGCCACCGCCCACGGTTCGACGTACATGCGTAGCGTGTTCGGCGCGAGAGCGCCGGCGTTCAACAGGTTCAGTGCGGCCTGCCCCGTGTTCACGTGGTCGACGTGGCGGCCGGGCGCCGGACGGTGGCTGTAGGTCTTGACCCACGCGCCGGGGTAGTCGGCGAGGAACTCCATGATCCCGAACTGAGCCTCGGCCACAGACAGCGTGCTCTGCCCAACGACCCTGTTGCTGGCGAAGTGGACATTCGCCGGGAGCACGCCGAGCGCGCGGGTGGCGCGCAGCATCTCGTCGTCGCGGGCCGCGGAGAACGCCTCGTCGTCGAGCCCGACCACCGCCTGCGCACCGGAACCGCTGCCCGCGGTCAGCAGCAGCACGTGGACGTCATGGACCCCGGCTTCAAGGTGTTTCCGGATCGACGCACCCATCGCCAGCTCGCCGTCGTCCTGGTGTGGCGGCACATACACGATGGTGGCCATGGCATCCCCCCCGAGTCAGAAGAACAGCGGCACGACGGTCAGCCGCTTCGAAATGTAGGTGCCGGTCCCGGCGGACACCCGGAACATCTGCCGGATGTTGTAGGTGGCGCCCGGTGTCAGACCGGTGATCGGTGTGGACACCGTCGCCCGGTTACCTACACCCGCAACACCGCTGGACTGGTTGGTGTTCTGGTCGTCGGCCGCCTGGAACACCGTCCCCGACCCGACGACAGCGCCAGCACGGATCTCGAACGACATCAGCACACCGGAGGTGAGGGTGTTCGAGAGGTTCACCGTGTTGTGCACCATCACCTGCCCTGACGGCGGGGCAACGAAAGTCAGCGAGCAGGTGGTGCCGCCGGTGAGGGTCGCGGTGTAGCTGGTGGAGGTGGTGGTGCCGGACGTGTTCTGGGTGGTGGTGGCAAGTGCGCCTGTCGCGAACTTCGCCGTGACCGGTGTGACCGGGGTCAGAACGGCTTCGACATCCTCCGCCAAGTCCTGCACCCACTGAGGGACGTCGGGAGCGTCACCGAGCGCCGGGTAGTGAAACCCGTAGGTTGGGGTAGTTGACATTCTGGCTACTCCTACACCGATATCCGCGAATAGATGGCGAACCCGGTCATGATTGCTTCATGCTCGCTACTGGCCGCCCACGGGCCACTGTTAACAAAGGCGACGCCGTTAACGGTGACGGTTGCGCCTGGCGTCACGGACTCTTCCGCCGAGGCTGCCACACTCACAGTTCCATAACCGGTGTTTGCGACCTGTTCAACATTCCAATAGATGGTGCCGGAGATGCTGAGCGCCGCACACGATATCTTGGCGTTGAGATATGTACTCACGCCGCTGCTGTTCCGACCCGCCAGATGATAATTGACGTGTACTAGTGCACGGTTCGCCCACGCCGGAACGTGTACGTCAGCGCTAATCACGGTGGTGTCACTGGTGGTCAACGCGAAGCTGGCGGTTTTGGTAGCGATCTTCTCGAACGATACCGCCGACGTCGCAAACGCCCCGGAGTTTGGCAAGACGACACGTCCGAGGATGAAATACGTCGTCTTGTACCGAATCAACGCGACGACATCACCTACAGTCAGGTTGGTCGTATCGCCTATGTTGAGTACGGGCAGATCCGAGATCGCCGCCCCAGACACATTGACGACGTTCTCGCCAGTGGCCGAGTCCCATGACAAAATCGCGCCCGTATGAAACCCGACGTCTGCGGACGGCTGCGCCCGCATGAACTCGGAGAGATCCGGACCGATCACAGCACCTCCTCGATGTCGACGCCCTCGCTGGCCCGCCTTCGCGTGTCGGCATCCATAACCCCGGATGCCGTCAACGGCACCGTCAGCTTGTCGATCACATGCAGTTCAGTCTGGGCCCGGTCCCGATAGGACACCGTCACCACATCCAGTGGCTCCAGCGCCGGGTTGGGGACCATCCCGAACGACACCGCATAGGGCAACCCAAGGTTCCGGACCAGTAGCGCAGCCGCCGCGGACGCCGCCTGCTGGGTCGTGGTGATGAACGAACTGCTGTACGCCTTCGGGACCTTCCCGAACGGGCCTCCCCAATACGTTGGGGATGTCGGCGCCAGGTCCCTCGCCACCGCACGCACCGCCGGTGCATCCCCCGGCGCCTCACCGGTCACGATCACCGCGTTGTACACGCCCTCTCGGGACCGCTTCCGCGACATCCGAACCAGCACACCGTTTTTGCCGTGCGTCACATCGGCCACCGGGTCCGTCAACGCCGGGGCATCCCGCACCTGCAGCTTGCCCTCATGGTCCCAGTACATGACCTTCCCCAACGCCTTCACCACGTCAAGTAGGAACTGGTATCGGTCTTCCTCGGCGATGTGGCTGCCGGTAAAGGCCGTGTTCGCGGCGTCGAAGTCGTACTCGATAACCGCGCTCGGGTATACGTCCAACACCAGGGCGGTGAACACCGCCGACACGGAAGCGCCTGCCACAAACTGGCGCGGCTGCTCCAGCCGGGCCTCGACAATCCCCGACATGCGATCCCTGCCGTCCACTTGGATCAGACCATCCTTTGGGGCGTCTTCCTGGTCCTCGTTGTAGATGCGGTAGTAGCCCTGGCTGACCCACTCGCGTTCGCCGCCGCCGAACTCGATCCCCCGCGACACGTGGATCTCCGCGCTGTACGGGTCCAACACATCCCAGTAGGCGCCTTCGGTGGTGAGTTCCAGCGTCCCCCGAATGTCCGCGTTGGCGTCCAGTTTGATGTCGCCGCCGAGGATCGGGATCGGAATCCCGACAGGTGACACGCCGGTGGGCATGCCGGTGACGACTGTCGCGCGGAAACACGCCTTGTGCGAGTTCCTGACAACCTCCAGGAACCGCGTCGACACGGGCCTCATGGGACCTCGATGTCCGCGGGTTGTGCGATCTCGTCGAGGATTTCCTGGAATGTGGCGAACGCGGCGAGCACGTCGGCGAACGTCGCGTAGTTGTTCAGCAACGTCTGGAACGTGGATGTGGCGCCGACTACCTCGGGGGCGGGCGCCGCGATCTGGGTCAGCGGCAGCGTGAAGAAGTGGGTGCCCGGGACTGGGGAGGTGATCTGCACGTCACCGACGTCGACATGCATCGACGGCAACGGGTGATCGGCTGGGGCGTGGAGGAACACCGGATCCCCGCCGGCCAGAACCAGATCGAGCCGCTCGTAGTCGGCGACCGTCAAGGTCATCAACGCCAACAGCCCTTCTCGTGACAGGCGTACGTCTGACACCGCGACCCGGGTTGAGCGTCCCACCACCTCGAACACACCGTTGCGGGACCGTCGAGTCCACTGGATGTCTCCCCACGGTTCGACCCTGGTGTTGAGGAATGGGCGGGAGATGAACTTCAACCACACCCCACCAAGCACGGGGGTGATCGAGTTCGATTGGGTGGCGAGGGTCGGCTCGAACGCCGCCACACCACCGCGGGAGATCGCCGCGACACCGCCGGTGACAGTGAATGTCCGTGACGCCACCGCGGAGAAACTGAACGCGGTGATCCGGTAGTCCCACACGATGCCCTGATCGTCGCCGGTGGTGGTGTCCGGTTCACCGATCTCGATTGCGTTGGTGAGTGTGTCGACCGACGTCCAGTCGTCCTGCTTCCACCCGAAGTACAGCAACACCGAGTCAAACAGGGTCTCGCCGGTCGGGAACACGATGGACGGTGTCGTGATGTCCTGGCCGGACACGTTCAGTTGCTGAGCCAAGTAGGACGGGTTCAACTCGGCGCCGCGGAACGCGGCGATCTGCGCCGAGGTGTCGGCGTTCGCGACCCCGCCGGTGAAGCTGACCGTTGGCGCAACCTCCGCCCCACCGGCAACTTTGCCGAACAGTCGCATGTTGGCGCCGTCGACCAACAGCGTCCACCCAGCCGGGGTCGTGGGCACGCCTGTCGGCGAGTTGCGGATTGCCGCCAGCATGTACATGCGATCACCGGATGCGAGACCAGCGGGAAGGCCCGGCACGACGGAGGCGTTGTTGCCGTGCGCTGCCGTGCCGGCGGCGACGAACGACAGCGCGGCCGGGTAGGTGACCCGGTAGTAGTTCAGGACGTCCGCAGCGAACTCGTAGTCGTCGAGCGTCGCCATCGTGCCCGCAGTCACCGCGACCGCGGAGCCGCCTCGTACGGTGGTCCACCGGATCTGATCGGTGGACCGTTCGACGACGGCGGTCGCGGCAGAGCCGAGGCTGTCCGCGCCGATCCGCACCCGCGACAGTTGCGCGTCGTACGTCAGTGAGACAGTCACCGCGTGTTCCCTGACCCGGACACGATGTTCCGTCGGGTCTGCCTGTTGCTGTGGGTGATGCGGACGTCGACGATGTCGGTGAGTTCCCGCTCGCCGATGAACACCTGCACGTTGACGTCGCCCGGCACGGACCCACCCCCGGTCTGCCCTGACACGCCGCCGTACCCGAACGCCCGAACCATCTGCGACTTCGGCACAAGCCAGAACCCGAACTCGTCGGCTGTCTCCCTCAACACCCCAGTGGCGCGGCCGCGTCGGTCCATCGCCCACGGGATGTAGGACTCGGCGGCGGTTTCTTCCTCCGCCCACACCCGCACCGTGCCCGGCACAGCGCGGGCGACCATCGGCTGGTGGTTCTCGAACCCGCCCTGCGCGAAGTGTTTGACGACGCCACCCATCGCGTTGCCCAAGAACATCTTGCCGCCGACCTGGTTCACCACACCAGTCGCCTGAATCCTGATAGGGATCTGCCTGCCGTAGTTGCGGCCAATGAAGTTGTCCAGCGCCCTCTGCGCGCCCGCGGTTTGCGCCGACACCGTCACCGACCCGTCCGGCAGTTTGCGGACTTTGAACCCGATGTCCTCCAGCTTTTTGATCGCGGTCGACGACAGGACGCCGACGTTCACTTCCTTCTTCGGCGGGATGTTCTTCACCCGGTTGAACACGTTCTCCAGCTCGGCTTTCGCCTCCGGCGAGCCGGGCGTGGTGACGAATGTTTCCGCCTCGGCGGGAATCGCCAGCACACTGTCCACGTAGGCCCAGGCCTGGTCTTCGGTCTTGAAGAACTGCTTGGCCATGTTGAACAGCTGCTGCCTCGACGTCTCCAACGAGGAACGCAACGCCGCGTTACCTGCCGCCGCCCCACCGGTCGCTTCTGCTTCGCGGGCCGCTGCTTCAGCGGCGGCGTTCATGGCGGACGCGACACCGTCCAGAGTTTCAGCGTTCTCCATACCGGCCGCGGTGTGAATGTCCAGCGTCTTCTTGTTGCCCTTGAACGCCTCATTCGCGTCGTCGACCGTCTGCACCAGTTTCCGCTGCGCCTCCCGATGCGACAGCGTCACACCGTTGAGCTCGTCCAGAGCGTCGACCATGCCATCGAGCGCGTCCGCAGCCTCCTTCGCGGCATCCGCAACCTTCTGCGTCGACTCCGCGTTCTCCGCGTTCGCCCCAGTCGCCCCCTCGGTCGCAGCCTTCGCGTCGCCGATCGCCTGGTTCGCGGCCACCAACCCCTCCCTGCGGGCGATGATCGCGGCAAGAAGCTGCCCCTCCTTGTTCAGGTTCAAGCCGTCGAGGTCGGCCTTCTCCTTCAGCTTCCCCGTGAGTTCCTCGTACGCGTTGCCCTGCCCCAGCACCGCCTCAGTGACCTTGCCGCCCTCGATGCCGAGCTCCCGCGCCAGTTTCAACACGCCGTCGTCGGCGAGCTGCTTCGCCTGCGCGGCGATCACGGACTCGTTGATCTGACCGTTCTGTTCAGCGATGATCGCCGCTACCTCTTTGGCGCTAGCCGCCGTCTCCGCCTGGCGCTGCGCCGCCTCACCCGACTTGGCCGCGAACAATCCCAGCAGTGTGACCGCGGCACCGATCGCGATCCCCCACGGACCAGCCAGGAACAACCCCATCTTGCCGAGTGCACCCGAGACGCGGCCACCTGCCGACGCCATAGTGGTCATCGATTCGCGGAACGCGAGCACCTTCGGTGCAGCCACCAGCGCGGCCCCGCCGAGCAGTGCTACGCCACCTGCCACCGCGCCGATCACGGTGACAACGGTCTTCATCGGGCCAGGCAGGTTCTGGAACCAGGTGACCAGGTCGCGGATGACCTCGACACCGCCTTGTACGATCGGCAGCAGCACGGCACCGATGTCGATGGCCGCGTCCTTGATCGCGTTGGCCGCCATTTGCATCTGGGCTTCAGTGGTCTGGTACCGCTTCGCCGCTTCCTCGCTGAGCGCAGTGTTCTCCGCCCACGCCGCCGACCCCGTCTTCAAACTGTCCGTGAACAAGTCCGCGGCACCCGACGCGCGCAGCAGCGCGTCACGAACCCGGATCTCGGAGAACCCGAGCTCGTTGAGGATCCCGAACACGTCGGCGCCGGAAGCCTGCAGCTTCCCCAGCCCGGAGATGAACAACTGCACCGCGCCGGCCGCGTCCACCCGGAACTTGGTGGCGAACCGCTCTGTGGATACGCCGGCGATCTTCGCGAACGACTCCAGCTTCTCGCTGCCGTCGTTCACCGCAGCCGACATGGAGATCATGACACCGGAGAACGATGAGCCGCCTGCCTCCGCTTCGATACCCACCGACGACAGCGCGGACGCGAACGCCAGCACTTGCGCCTCGGTCATCCCGATCTGGTGGCCCGCGCCGGCGATGCGGAGTGCCATCTCGATGATGTCTTTCTCCGTGGAGGCGCCGTCGTTGCCGAGCGCCACCAACGCCGACCCCAAACGGTCCACATCGGATGCGCTGGTGCCCATGATGTTGGAGAACTTCGCGAGCGCGGTCGCTGCCTCCTCGGCGGACAGGTTCGTCGTCTCACCGAGATCGATCATGGTTTTGGTGAATTGGGCAACGTCCTGCCGCTTGATACCCAACTGGCCGGCTGCCTCGGCAACCGCCGCGATCTCCTCATGCGTCGCAGGCAAGGTGCGGGCCAACCCGCGAAGTTCTCCTTCGAGTGCGGCGATTTCCTCGTCCGACCCGTCGACGGTCTTGCGGACACCGGCGAACGCCGACTCCCACTTGATCGCCTCACGGATCGCCAAGCCCATACCGACCGTCGCCGCGGCACCGAACGTGAGCATGCCGGTGCCGAGCTCGGACAACGCCGCCCGGTGTTCCCGCTGCTGCTGCTGCAGTTTCCGGAACTCCTGCTGCTGCTTGCGAGTAACCCCACCCACCTTCTCGGCGTTGCGAACCAGTTCGCCGATGTCCATGCCGAGCTTGTAGGTGAGCGGCTTCGTGGCCATGGCGTCACCTCACTTCGTCGGCGGTCCGCAACGTGGACACAGTCCGTTAGGGCCGGACGCGAGCCTGATGTGGACGCCCTTCATGCGGGTGTCCTGCATCTCCGGCAACTCCCGGTGATGTTCGATCTCGGCGCAGCCAGGGCAGGTGGCGTGCTCGGCATGCCAGGCGTGCCGGTCGCCGCCGGCCTTCTCGTTCCAGTCGTCGGGGTGGGTGCCGCAGCCGGAGCAGCGGCGGTTCTCGTGCTGCTGCCACGCCAGCGCCGCGGCCTGGTCAGCGGGCGACCACGACAGGAAGGTGGAGAGCTGGATCCCTTTCGGCCCGCAGTAGGCCATGCGTGCCGCGAACAGCGGGTCGCGGCTCAGTCTTTTGGGGCCCTGCTCTCCACCGCGTACACGTTCAACTCCAGCAGCGCCGCACGAAGCGCGTGGGTGTCGCCTTCGGACCACGAGTCCCGCGACATCTGGTCACGCCACCATCCGGCGTCCCGCAACTCCTCATCCACGCAGGACACCTCGAGCAGCGGCGCCAACGCCACCGCCCACGTCATGTCGCCGTCCTCGTCGACCCACTCGGCCTGCGCGGCTTCCCACTCGGCGGCCGGCAGCGCCTGCAGCTCGACGTCCACGTAGTGGTCCCGAGCCCGCGTCTCCGCGGCATCCAGTTGTGTTTGGAGGTTCTCGAGCATCTTCGGGTCGGGTTCGTCTTTGCGGCGTTCGACCTCGAGGGCGGCAGCGACCCCCATCCAGGTGGTGTGGTCCTGCGAGGGATCCGACACCTGGATGGGGACGATCCGGCGGCGGCGTTGTTTGGCTTCGAGCCGCTCCCGGATGCTGGTCACGACTGCGGGAGGGTGACGCCCTCGGACGGCTCCTCGACGATCGCGAACGTGACGACACGCTTCACGGTGTCGTCCGTGGACCGCATGGTGGTGTTGGAGCCGACCTTGACGTGGAACACGTCGCCCACACCGGAGGCGAGGCCGGCGTCAGCGAACACGATGTAGCCCTCGGTGTCGCGGGGCAGGATCAGCGCCATGTCGCCGGCGCCGCGGTCCTCGTCCGCGTAGAACGTGAGAGAGCTGTCGGCGGCCGTGATGCGGCCCGGGACCTTCGACACGAACCGGGTCTTCATGTCCGGGGTCTCGATGAACGCGGACTCGACGGTGAACCCGGACACCGCGGCGATGTCTCGGGTGATCTCGGTGCCCGCGTCCAGTTCGGCGAACGACGGCGCCGCCTGGTTCGCGATCGTGGTGCAGAACAGCACCTCGGTGACACCGACACCGAAGTAGCGGCTGATGGCGGCCGGCTGGTTGGGGGTGATCGGCATGGGTCAGTCCTCCTTGCGCCCGCTCGGCGCCTTACGGGTCTTGGCCGGCTTGTCGCTGGCCTTGTCTTCTTGCGTGGCGTCCACGGGCGTGGACTCGACCGGCTCTGCCGGTTCGCTCTTGGGGCGTGAGACACGCCGCGGCGGCAGGTCGGTGGTCACCCAGCCGTTGCCCTCCCAGTGCTGCACCGCCGACGCCGGCACCTTCGCCGACGCCTCGATACCGGCGTGCTTCATCCACACGAACTCCACGGGAGACCCCTTCACCTTCGTCAGCCTTCGAACCCGATCCCGGCGGCTGCTTCGTCGAGCACCGCACGGACCTTGGCGTCAACCTCACCGGCGGACGCTTCGACCGCCGGCATGAGGAACGGTCGGGCAGCCTGCGCCACCCACCAGTCGTTGCCGTACACCGGGTGCCGGAAGGAGTCACCGCGGGTAGTGAGACCCTCGTAGGGGCGGGCATGCGGGGTGTTCGACCCTCCCGCCCGGACGGTCACACCTTCCCGGTTCTGGCGGAAGCTGGTGACAACCTTCACGCTTCCGGGGATCCGCGACGACCACGACGCGTTCGCCTGCGCCTTCTTCTGGATGATCTGCCCGGCCGCACGCAGCTTCGGCCGCGCCGACTTCCGCACCTCGGGCGGCAGATCGCGCATGTCACGGGCGATCTGCACCATCGGGTCCACCGGGCCGGGCGCGGTCACAACGCCGCCTTCACTTCGACGTCGAACCACAGGTTGGCTTCGGCGCCCTTGTCGGTGTGCAGCAGCTGCCAGTTCATGCCGCCGAGCGACGCAGTGACACTCTTGCCGAGCCCGAGCGTCATGTCTTCCTGGATGGCGTGAACCACCACGGTTTGGATGTCGCGGACCCTGACCAACGCCGCGGCCATGTCGTGATCCGGGTCGGTCGCGGCGAGCAGGATCGGGATCGGTGCGGTCTCGATGTCGTTGAGCCGGTAGCCGGCGGGGCTTTCCCTGGTTGCGGGGACTGTTGCTTCCGCGTTCGGGCGGTGCCCCACGTACACCAGGTAGTCGTGGTAGTCGTTGACGTACATGGAGCCGAGGATCACCGCGGTCTCGGCGATGTCGGGTTGGGCTTTCACGATCCCGTACAGGGCCAGGACGATGTCGGGGACCTTCGACTCCATGACGCTGGTTGATGCCATCACGCCACCAGCGGGCCGGGTTTGCCGAGCAGTTCCAGCGCCCGGTTGGGGATCGCGAACCCGACCAGGCCGCCTGACCGGGCGTCGAGCGAGTCCTCAAGCGACGCGGGCCCGGGCGTGGCGGCCGACGTGGAGAACGGCCGCATGGTCTGCCACAGGTGCTCGGTGATGATCCGGCACGCCAACAGTTCGTTGGCTGGGATGACCCGCTTGCCGCACACGTAAGTGGCTTTCAGGTTCCCGTACGGGCGGCCTCCGGTCAGTGGGGTGATGATGCCGGTGGGTTCGTCGACGTGCAGGGTGGACACATCCCAGGTGGTGGCGCCGTCCAAGCTGGTGAGGCTGGTTAGTGACAGCGCGGGAACACGGTCGAGGATCAGGGCGCCGTCGACCCGCAGATGGGTTTCGTTGGTGATGGTGCGGCGCGCCAGCTTCTTCCCGATGTGGTCCTCGACCGCGATGGTGGCGGCGGCGATGAACAGACGCAGGTCGTCGTCCCGATCGGCTGTGGTCAGCCGGAGTTGCCTCTTGGCTTCCGCCAACGAGATGATCTGATCGGTGATCTCGCGGACGTTGAACGCATCTGGGGTACCGGACGCGTTCGCTCCGGTCACATCCCACTTGATTCGGTGCAGCCCCTCCATCGTGGCGGGGAAGTCCACCGTGTACTCGGCGGTGCCGGGCACGTGGTCGACGGTCGGGGTGACGGTGGTGAGGTCAGGAAGCCCGATCGTCAGCGCGACAGACCCGGCTTCCGCCGGGGTGCCGCTGGCATCGAGTGTGGTGATTCCGAGGGGGACGATGTCGCCGACGTCGTACATCACGCTCCCCCTCTCGTAGTCGGTGCGGTTCTGTTAAGCGGGGCCGTCGAGCTGGAGCCCCGGGCATTGGCGCGGACCGACGGGGCCGTTCGATCAAGCCACGCGGATCCGCCACGGGTGGTCGGCGGCGTAACGATCCCCCCCGCCGTGAGAGCGCCCAGCAGGGCCACGGCAGTACCGGTCGCGAACCGGACACCAGCAGCGGACGCGACGAGCCCGCCCAGCAGCGCCGCGGCTGCGGCAGTGGTGGCACGTGTTCCGGCGCCGGTCGCGACCAGCGCGCCGAGCACGGCGGAGGCGGAGCCGACCGCGGTGTGTGTCCCGGTTGCTGTTGCTGCCAGCGCCCCGAGGGGCGCGTTCGCGGTTCCGCCACCGGGGGCGGTGACCGTTCCGGTGGCGTTCGCGGCCAGGGCCCCGAGCGAGGCGACAGCGGTCGCCGCGACCGTCACGGTTCCGGCAGCGGAAGCGACAAGGCCGCTCAGCGGCGCGTTGGCGGTGGCGGTGGTTGTGCGGATCCCGACGGCGGCGGCTGTCAGTGCACCGAGTAGCGCAGTGGCTGTCCCCGCGCCGACGGGGGTGACGGTGCCGGCCGCTGTGGCGGACAGCCCACCGAACGGGGCGGCGGCGGCCGCGGAGACTGTGGTGGCACCAGTG